TATCTAACTCGGTTGCAACTACTAAAGTTATCGGTACAAATATTTCGCTAGATAATAAAACAAGTTTACTTATTAATGTTGGTCAAGCTATTGCCTTTACTGGTAGTGGGACTAACCCACAGAGAGTTGGTTTATATTCCAATGTAATAGATACACAAGCAGTATCTGATGGTGAAAGTATACTAACAGATTTAACTACTGATAGTGGAACATGGGCTGGTTATTTTGTAGGCTGTGTAAATATTGATCAAGGCGGATTAGTCCTACCCTCTTCAACTTTTGCTAATAGGCCATTATGTAATGATATAAGCGGAGGAACTACAGCAGAAAGAACGTTATGGATTAATTCTGCTAACGGTCATTTATATAGAGGAACTACAGATATTGAAACAGGAACTCCTAGTAATACACTGAATGGTTTAGATGATGTAACAATAAGTGGGTTAGCTGATGATAATTTATTAGTATATAATAGCTCAACATCAATGTGGGAGAATGCTGCATTAGCTGCTTATAATTTAGATGCTATCGGTTTAACTAATGGTGGTGTAAGTATTCAATTAAGTGACGGTACTGCGAGTAGTGATATAGATTTACTACCGGGTACAGGTATAACATTTGCTGTGGATGAAGCTACTGATGAAATAACAATTACAGCAACCGGCGGAGTTGGGGCAACAGGTCCAACTGGTCCAACTGGTCTAACTGGAGCTACTGGCTTAGGTGCAACAGGACCAACTGGCGCCACTGGTCCAACTGGAGCCACTGGTTTAGGTGCAACCGGACCAACTGGCGCAAATGGAGCGACTGGACCAAATGGAGCGACTGGAGCAAATGGAGCGACTGGACCAAATGGAGCGACTGGAGCAAATGGAGCGACTGGAGCAAATGGAGCGACTGGAGCAGGGGCAACAGGTCCAACTGGAGCAACCGGCCCAACTGGAACTACCGGCCCAACTGGAGCTACTGGGTTTGTTGGAACTGCAACTGCTAACACTGTCTCAGGTACATTTATTTTAGATCTCAATAATGTTGTAGGTAATTATTATAATATGGGAAGTGTATACACTGGAGCTAATACATTTTCATTAGAAACACCAACAGTGTTAGGTGGTTTTGCTAGAGTGTTATTAAATAATGCGACTCAACCAACTATCACGGGTGCAACCCTAATTAAAGGTGATTCATTTGCACCAAGCATTGATATGTATATGACTGTTCAGTGGAACGGTTATGTATCGCAATATTGGTTAGAGCAAATTGCACCTTAATAAGATATAAACAACAATATGAGAAAGATAATTTCAGGAAGACGTGGGAGCGGTTCATTAGGTAGTTTTGTTTTTACAATTAATACTGCAATAGCCGGTGACTCTGGTGTAAATTTCTTTAGGATTCCAATAGCAAGTGCATTTCCTGGTGGTGGTGGTACTTTTTCATTCATAGCGAATTGGGGGGATGGGACTCCATCAACTATCATCAATGCGTCTAACTACACCACAGCAACATTGCATAATTATGGCTCGGCTTCAACATGGACAGTTAAGCTTACTGGTCTTGTACGTGGTTTTGGTTTTGGTAACATGCCAGCGGGTGGTAATGATGATGTTAAGATAACAGAAGTCACTCAATGGGGAGATTACATAGGAACACAAAACAGAGTATTCAAGGACTGTACTAACCTATCACTAGTGAGTGCAGCTGATGCGCCACTATTAGAGCATCAATCTACAGCATTTGAAATGTTTTATAGATGTGCTAATTTAATTGCAATTAATAATATAGCTAACTGGGATACTTCTAGACTTACCACAATGCAACGGATGTTCAATTTATGTACTAAATTTCAGTTTGGTGATGCACCCGGGAGTACCAACCCAGATTTATCCGCATGGGATGTTAATAATGTTTCTAACTTCCAAAACATGTTTTATGCAGCTCAGGCATTTAATGGTAAAATGTTTGATGTAACAAGTACAGCTACAGGTTCATCATTAGACTATATGTTTTTTAGGGCATATGCATTTAATAATAACGGATCTCCAGATATTGACAACTGGGATGTGAGTAATACGACACAACTGTCAAATGTATTTTTTGGTGCTAAAGATTTTAATCAGCCACTTAATAACTGGAATGTAAGTAGTGTTACAAGGATGGAGAATTTGTTTAGTGGGTGGAATAATGTAATGACATTTAATCAACCGCTTAGTAATTGGGATACTGCTAATGTTACAAGAATGAATGGTATGTTTTTTGATAATCCTGCGTTTGACCAAGACCTAAGAAACTGGAATGTTAACGCATGGAACAATCCTAATTCTGGTTCGTATGTTAATATAACTGGAAGTGGCACTGGTAACGACTTAACTTTGTCTACTACTAATTATAATGCTTTATTAATTGCATGGGACCAATACGCATTCCCATCATGGCCAGGTGGAACCGTTGATTTTGGAAATAGTCAATATTCATTAGTATCACCAGGTGGAGCAGTCGTAACTGCAAGAAATAGTTTAATTGCTAAATGGGGTGCTATTAGTGATGGTGGTGGAATATAAAATATAACAAAAAATGGCAATAGTTAATTACACAATAACCGAAAATACTTTTTTTATTAGTTACCTTGATGGAGAAAAAACTATATATAGATTCTCATCTTTCCCAAGTGGTACTACTGAAAGGCCATGTACACTAAGTATTGACAATGGTTTACAGAATACGTATAGTACACTGGAATTATATAATACAGAAATGATTTTACTAGGGCAGCCTCCGTTAGCAGTTGACCCTTTTGGTCCAGTTCAAATATAGCCTACGCGCTAATTACAAAGATACTTAAACAATTATTATATTTAAGGTATAATAATAAATAGATACCAAATGCAACAAGAAAATACAACTAATGATTCTGATGAAGTAATAGAGTCTAAACATTGGCAATGGATAAAGGGTGATTTGATTGGTGATGTAGTTACATTCAAAGACACTGATGACCAGTGGATTAACTTTAATGAAGGTGGTAGGATTGCAATAGGTTTAAAAGATGAATTTTTAATAAGCCTTGATACTGATATTGCAGGGGCACTAATGCCAAACACTGCAATTGGAATTGATCCCTTGGGAATAAGTAAACAATCAAGCATAGCGCCACCACTCAAAATTGCTACCATAACTAAATCCCCAATTAGATTATTGTTTGATAAGCAGAAAAAGAATGACACAACAAATCTTGTATTAGAATTTCCCGTAAATATTCCACCAAAAGGAATGTATGGCTTGATGAGTACATCCTTTGATGAAACTGAAGTAATTACCGAACTCAAAAAATTTATATTAGACCAACTATCAAAAGATGATATATCAGAGTGTTTAACTAAAGGTATAGAATCATTAATCGAGAGTAAATACAAAGAAGAATAGCACACTTTATAACTAGTAATATATAATAAAATCAATCACATGAACGAAGCAAATAACAAAACATCTGGAATTCCTAATCGTAGCCAAAGAAGAATGGCAATGAAACACCAAGGGTTATTAAAACAAAAAAGAAACCTTTCATTATCTGACTGGTCTAAGTTATGTACAGAGATCAGGATCAAGGGAAACGAAATACACCAAGCAAATGTTGAACGAAATGAAAACGCTATGTTTGCAAGATTAGAGGAAATTGAAGCTAAGAAGATTTCACAATGGAAAGAAGAAGGTTATAACGATAAAGAAATAGAACAATTAAGAGAAGCTCATGCTCTTACTGCAATCAAAGATAAAAATACTTGGAAAGCTGATAAGAAAAAAGCTATTGATATAATTAAAGAAACTAGAACAAACCTACAACAAAGATCATAAATGGTAAAGATAATTTTAGAATCTGCTAGAAATGGCGTAATCAAAAAAGTCACTGATGATAACTATGGTGGTGGTAAAGAGTACTTTACTTCTACTGATGTTTATGAATCTGCTGACGAGCTTGATAAAAACAAAAAAAGTTATATAAAAAGATTCTTTTTTGATCTATGTGACGATCTAGGTTTAGAGATTGGTAGCAAGTTCGATAATAATATATTGGATATTACTTCAATATGGGGATCTCATTATGAACCTACTGTTAAAGAAATTGAGTCTAAAATAAAAAAGCTTAAAACCGAGCTTATAGAATTAGAAGAATGGAAGAAGAACATATAGAATTTAATTTCATATACTCAGAAGATGCTAGACGTGTCAAAACATTTTTGGGTAATGTACCTAGGAGTATTGAGTGTATAAATTATATGGATATATTTAACAAGCTTACAAAAAACGATTATTACCAATTTGAGCCATCTGATGCAGTAGTGTCATCTTATCTAATGAGGCAATTACAAAACGCAATAAGTCGTAATATCTCTACTACAATATTTTATGTATTAGGAAATCTTGATAAAGATACTGTTAATGGAATACAAGAATATGTAGAATCATTATCCAAAAAACCTATTACATATAAAATCTATCATTCACCTGATATTATGGTCAATGGCACAGCTGAGCTATTCGATGACATAATAGAATTTGAATGAAAACCCACAGAATATTTAATAAAGGACAAACTGTATATTGCTTATTAGCATCTCATACAAATCCAAATATACTTTTACCTGTTAAGGGTATTATTCTAGATTCCAAATGGGATCCAGTAAACCCACTCTATCAAATTCGTCTTGTTAAGTTTTATGATAATATGAAATTCTTAAAACAGCACTTCTTTGATATGAATTTCAGACATGTGTTTCAACACCGAGCAAGGAAGATGATCCTAAAAGCAGACGACTTTAAAACTACTAGTGTATTAGAGGCTAGGCTAAATGATATAGACCGTGAGAGGTTTTATGTCGTTATAGAATCTGTGATGTGTACTAAAACTAAAGTTAGTTTATCTGAATTATTTGAAAAGGTTCAATTTTATATGATTTCTAAAAATCTAAAAGAAATACGTGACATTTCAACAAGACCATTCTTTAAAGGTCCATTGTCACTAGATAGTGTAAAAGAGTTCGATGCTAAGTATAAAAAAGGCTGGTCTGATAAATTCGATAAGAGTAGTTTAAACATTGATAAGTATCTTAATAGCTTAGGTTAAATATATAATAAAAATAACCTTACTCTATGGGATTTAATCTAAGTGATAGTATACAAAATTTAAATGATGCAATGTTCCCTGGTCCTAATAAGGCTACGAACAGTATGATTAGTAGTTTTGGTGGCCAGTCAAACGGGTTTGCTAAAGGTATGACAGATAAAACTAGTGATTTGTTTTATGTAGAGCGAGCTAAAGCATCAGCAGGTACTGTTGCTATGGGTATTGCAAACCAAGAAATACCACGTTCCATTGCAAATAAATATGCACTGTTTAACTTCCAGGGCTTTCATGGAAATTTAGCAACACCACAGGGCGATCATTTTATAGATAAAGCAAACAACCCTCTTATGGGTGGTGACGTTGGAGCTAAAACAGTTTCTATTTCAAAAATTATAAATTATTTTGAGGACAAGTATCCAAAAATAAGTTATAGACCAGCTGATTTTTTATATGGTAAATATTATAAAAAAATACCAGTTAATCATTTAATTACATTAAGAAGGTTTGCTACTCCTATTGCAGATAACATTTATAATTACAATATCAGACCAAAGGGTGGTGCTAAAGCAGACTCTGTTGATGCATCGCATGTAGCTGGTGTTACTGCCGTTACTTATCTAGGTGATACTGCTGGTAATAAATTATCGGAGTTGCTTAAATTTTCGTTCGGTTTAAACTGGAAGAAATTAGAAGCTGAAATGGAAGCAGTTGATACTGGTGGTGCTGGTGGTGGATATACACAGCAGCCATTTTATAGTAAGTTAGGTGGTATTGGGAAGGCAACTGCTGATGCTGCAAAGGGTGTTAGTTCTGGTGCAAAGTTCAGAGCACAAAATGGATCAGGTTCTTCTACCGCAGATCAATTAGGTACTACTTATGCAAATTTTGTACTAGGGCCAATAAATGTAGTAGACGAAACTACAATAAGGGATCGTGGTATAAATTTTGCAAATGACATGAGTCTTACTTTTGAATATGAATTAAAATCATTAAGTTATGTCAATCCTAAAATAGCAATGATTGATATTATAAGTAACATGCTAGCAATGACTACAAACAATGCCCAATTCTTCGGAGGTGGTCATAGGTATTATGGTAGTGCAGGTTTTGTCGCTAGTCAATTTGGTGACCCTAGTAAATTAAGAAACGGTGATTTTGCTGGTTATATGGGAAGTGTAGTTACTGATGTTGAGACTGGTATGAAAGGTTTGTTTGGTGATTCGAGTGGAAACTTTGATGCAAACAGTATTGTAGATGGATTAAAAACTGTAGGAAAAACTATGCTAGGTAATATGCTAGGTGGATTTTTAGGTAGCCAAGTAGGTGGACAAACCGGTACACAGGCGACCAAAGCCTTTATTAGTGGTGAACCTACTGGAGATTGGCATGTAACTGTTGGTAACCCACTTAACCCTATTGTTATGATGGGTAACATGGTTTGTGATAAAGCTACAATGACACTAGGTGCAGGTTTAGGTTATGACGATTTCCCAATGGAGGTAAAGTTTGATATAGATATGAAACATGGTAAGCCGAGAGATAAAGGTGATATAGAAAATATGTTTAATGCTGGTAACGGTAGAATATATGCTACAGTACAAGGAGCTGAAGATCTTCTACCAGCAGAAACGCCTTACTTAGGTGGAACTTTTGGTGGAAAGAAAACAAATGGTACTACTCACATAGAAGAGTCGACCAATGCACCATCAACTAAAGAAGTAAAAGGAAATGAAGGTTCTAAGAAATCAACAGCTGCCGCGAATACTTCGGTGTCAGGAGAATATATTAGTAACCTAACCCAGATGTTAATCGACTCATAAAATAATATAAAGAAAATGAATATTAGGTCTTTAGAATTAAAAAATAAATTAAGCATAGAAGAAACTGGCGAACAGTACTATGACTTATCAGCCCCGTCTTTTAGTTATAAAAGAGAACTTGGTGTCAAAGCTTTACATTATGTTACTGTAGATCAGGCTGGTCGTGTTGATAAGATATCCGAGCAGTATTTTGGAACAGGTGCTTATATAGACGCGATATGTATTGTAAACAATATTTTTAATCCATTTTCAGTTTCTGAAGGTGATATATTAGCAATACCGCAACTCAAGAACGAAGGGCTAGTATATGCAAGACCTAATGCTGCATCACGTCCTAGCGAAACTTTAGCACAATATACTAACACAGATAGACAAAGTGCACCTGATCAATCAAGAATACAGAGACTAGCACAATTAGCTAAATCCAAAAAGAATGGTGTTAAATCACCAATCCCACCAAATATGCTACAACAAGGACAAGAGGCTAAAACATACGCGGGTGGTAAAATTTTATTAGGAGCGAATTTACCAACTAGGACTAAAACAAAAAAATAAGATATGTCAGAAAGTATAGTTGAAAGAAACATATTAACAATTATAGAACCGTCTATTGAATTGGATCCATTAGAAATATTGGATGCAGAAAGTGGTAGTGATAATTCTGATGGATCAACAATGGAACAAAAACCATCGCTGTTTTCTCAAGTAGTTCCTGAGATAAGAGTAAATGGCTACGATGTTCAGATGGATAGATTAAATCTATTCTCATTAATGAATGATAAATTCTACCCAACTTGTAAATTACAATTTGCAGATGTTGACGGGTTATTCACTGCAAGGTTTTATCCTAAAGATGGTGATCTTATGCAAGTTAATATTAGGTCACAGGGTGATGAAACTACATTCAAGCCAATTCGAATAGATTTTACTATCATTGAATGCAAGCCTATTGGTGGAGGTGGAGAAGCCGCTAACGAATATCTCATAAGAGGTAGAATGTTTGTTCCTAAACTATTTACAGAATCTGTTGATTACGAAGAAGACGTTACTAGCTTTACTGCGTTGTCAAATATCGCAGAACGAATGCAATTAGGATTTGCATCTAATGTAGAAGATACTGCAGATGCAATGACCTGGACAAACCCTAATGATACTACTGAAACTTGGGTACAAGATATTGTAGCAAATAGTTATTTGAATGAAGAAACTTTTTTTACAAGTTACATTGACCCTTACTATTATTTGACTTTAGTAGATGTTAATAGATTCTTTAGCCAAGAAGGTGCAATCGAAGCTAGTCAAAGTTTTACCACAAATGCTGGTGATACTATGGGGGCAGATGGCGCAGAGGGCCAAACTGACGGTATTCCAAACTACTTAAGTAACATGTTACAGTTGCAGGGAACTGCTAGGTATATTGTAAAACACCAAATGGTTAACAAGAGTGGTGCAATAAGCAAAGCTAATGGCTATAAAAGATATACTCAGTATTGGGACTTAGAATCTAAGGAATGGGTGAGTGAATTTGTCGATCCGTTGACTAACGATACACCTGGTATGATACCTGCGACAAAAGGAAGATTGATAGACGGTGAAGTAGAAGGCCCAAGAAATGATCAAGTTAAATATAAGTATCTAGGGACACAGGGTGATAATGTCCATGCGCAATATCAATACAGTACAGTACTTAATTATCAAAATATAACTGAGATTAATAAGATGGGAATGGTCATATCACTAGATACAATCAATCCTGCTCTCATGAGATATACTAGAATATATTGCCAGATCTTAGAATTTGCAAGTCCAATAAAAAGTGTTTTACTTGCACCGTCACAAGATGAAATAGAAGGGGATGAAGCTCCACAGACTAGAGAAGGTGGTCCTGATGAAAATGATAAAGCATCAGAGAGCGGTGTAGTAAACGAATACTTAACTGGGTTTTATGTTATCTCTGGTGTGGAATGGATATATGCAAAACCTGGACCAATAGGAATGAAATTAACATTACAGCGTAGAGAGTTCACGCCAACAACATAATAAATATAAAAACAATTAAAAAGATATGGCAGATTTTTCAAGTATAGCTGGACCGTTTAGTGGTGCATTAGGTGGTAAGTCATTCCCAGCAAGTTATCCATTTGCAAAAAGATTTGTACAAAATGCAACATCTGCACAAGGAAGTGGAAATAACGGTGTTACTGCATTAGATGACCCAACTTATTTAGGATTCGGTTTGATGTTTGATATTACGTCTCCATTATTTAATGCTGCATGGATTGGTGATGTACCACCTGGTGAGGTAGCACCTGAACCAGCAGCAACTAAATTAGATACCTTAGCAGGGAATGTTACTGATGGTATTAATGGATTGAAAGATAAGATAGGAGGAGCACTAGGTATAGAAAACTTCGGTGGAGCCAAACCTCTAGAGGCTGGTAATACTGCACCTGCATCATTTCCAGCTGAAGCATCAGCAGTAGGCTACTTGCATAAAATTGGGGAAGTTCAGCGAATGAAGTATCTGAAAGCATTTATACAAGGACTATTAGAAGTTACTAATACTAGACCATACTACTTCCAAACTATTGCAGGTTTGTTAGAAGCCTGGAGTAAAAGCACCGAATTCACAGAGGATCCTTATACTGGTGTTGACGCTAAAGATGGTGTTACTATCGGTTGCCTAGAGGCTATAGATTTAAAAATGACTGGGTTGTTTAATTTATATAGAATGGCAGTATATGACGAGAGATACAAAAGATTTGTCTTGCCAAAAAATTTAATGCGGTTTGATGTATATGTAGACGTTCATGAGATAAGAAGATTTAAAGCAGTGAGAAACTGGCTAAAGGCATTAAACCCTAGTGATACAACTAAAGATACTAAAGATTTTGTAAATGAAAATAGTTCACGAATTAGATTTAAATTTACAGAGTGTACATTTGACCCTGCTGCAAGTGGTAAAGTTTTTGATGGTGTAACTAATGTTGGTGGAAACGTAGCAGCAACCGAAATTAAATTTGGGTATGGGTCACTTGAACTAATGTCGCAGTATTCTGGGTTTGATGATAGTTTAGATGTTAGTAAACAACAAATTAGTTCTAACCCATCGTTCACAGATAAAATTAAGCAGTTTGGAAAGGCTCAGCTTGACAACGCAGTGCAGGGTGTTGCTAATAAATTAACATCGGCTGTGAATAGTACAATACAAGGTCTTACTTTGGGAAATGTATTTGGTTTAAGAAATGAATTATTAGGAACTTTAGCAAACCCGCAAGGTTTACTAAACGCAGCGCTAGGTGCGGCTGGCCAAAGTGGATCATTAGATACATTTGGGCAACCTAATAGAAATAATAATCTTGGAGATAATCCATTGAGCGATGCAGTTGCCCCATTACAAACTATTAATTCAAATAGAGCATTTGACGATTCTACGGATAGTCATGGTGGACTAAAAACAATTAACGCGTTTGGTGCACCTGGACCTGCGCAAGATAACGGAGGTTTAGCCTCATCAAATATTTTTGAATAATGAAAGTAAACCCAAGAAATTTCAATGCAGACGATTTAAGAACTACTCAATGGGTAGGTATAGTCGAAGATACTGCTGATGATATCTTCGAAGGAAGGTGTAGGATTAGAGTGTATGGTAAAATGGATGACAGAGTAGATCCTGAAGATCCTGATAGTGCATACAAAATTCCAACAGCAGCATTACCGTGGTCAAGACCTCATCAACTAATGTATGGCGGTAGTAATACTGGTAGTGGTAAATTTGAAATTCCAAAATTAGGATCTATTGTTAGGATGACTTTTGATAATGGAAATCTTTACCAACCAATATATCATGAGAACATATATCCATCTGACGAAACGAAGGCTGAGATTGAAGCTTCATATCAAAATTCACATGTACTTATCTATGATACTGCTTTTGGTTTAACAGGTGGTGAAAATGGTACAGAAGTTACAAATGATAGGGAGGGGGAACATGTTAAAGTTTTCTTCACTGAGGAGAAAGGTGTAATGATTGATTATACGACAACAGAAGGACCTACTTCAATTAACATTAAACCAGATAATTCTGTAGAAATACTAAATGCAAATGGTGATTCTATTGTAATGTTAAATGATGGAAATATTACAATGACTCACTCTGCTGATGTTAATATAAATTGTGTAAATGCTACTGTTACTGCAACTGGAGAAACTCATATTAATTCACCTAGAATTAAATTAGGAGAAGCAGCAGCTGAGGCAGTTATTAAAGGTGATACTTTTGCAGGGATATTTGATGCACATACACACATTGGAAATTTGGGAGCACCAACAAGCCCACCGACATCAGTCACTGCACCATCACTAAGTGCAAAGAATACTACCGACTAATATATAAACTATAAAACAATTTAACTATGCCACTATTAACAGACTTATTAGCAACACAACTGGACACTGCATTTAAAGATGCTTTAGAGATAGGTTTACATGATGCATTTAGAGAATTTCTAAATTTTCAACAAACTGCAACTGATGGGTCAAGCCAGGACCAGTTCGAGGCCGCTGTTGATTCAGCTGCTAGTGTTGGTGGGGCAATTGGTGGTTCTACATTCAAAGATGCGGCTGCTGATGCAATCGAAGCATTCGTAAAATCTGGTACAGTTACAACAGTTGTAGCAACAGCCGTTGTGGTAGCGACAACAGGAACGGCAGTCGCACAAGCAGGTAGTGGGACTGGTGTTGGTTCAGGAACAGGTGCACCTTTTTCTGGAATATCATAATACTTAATTTAATAATGAAACAAATCTATAAGTGGTGTGTACAATAATAAATACATCCAGTAGATACCTAATATATAATACAGATAACAACCTTTAAAAATAAAAAAAATGACTGAGCAAGAAATCACAATTCAATTAAGTGATGATCCATTTGATACTAAAGTAATTAAAGTACAAGTTCCAAAGGGGACAAAACTAATGAGTACTGAATCTTATGCTGCTGATGTTTTAGCAATGTATGAACTTTCAGATTCTGCTATTCAAAAAACTCAATTAACAGAAGACAATATATCTTACACTACATCTGGTGAAATTACTTATATCTCGCCTGATAGATCAAGAGCAACTATTGATACAAACTCTAAATATACAGCAAGTTGCTTTTTAACAAAAGAACCTGAGTATATTGTTGAGCAGATGCAAGTTGGTATGGAGATCGATGTAAAGATCAAAACTTCAAAAAATGGTGATGTTATAGCTTCCATTAATGATGCGTTGATGGATATTAAGTTAAAAGAAATTAAGGATGCTATAGGTAATAAAACGGTTGGTTTTACTGCCATTGTTAAAGAACTTATACATGGTGGTTATTGGGTTGATGTTGCAGGTATTAATTGCTTCATGCCAGGATCTCTTGGTGGTTTAAATAAATTACACGACTTTAATTCTTTAGTAGGTAAAGAAATTATTGTAATGCCAATAACATATTCACAAGACAAAGCTACAATTGTAGTATCTCACAGAGAATATCTAAGAACAATGATACCAACCAGGATTCATGAATTGGATGAAAATATAAAAGAAGCTAGAACTGGGTTTGTAACTGGTATAACTAAATTTGGTGTATTTGCCCAATTTGATGATTGTTTAACTGGTTTAATTCCTAGAGCTGAATTAACTGATAAAATGAAAGAGGCATTAGATAATAGAGATATTAAAGCTGGTGATGAAATAGAATTCTGGGCTAAAGAAATAATTTCAGATAAGAAGATTATATTAAGTCAATTAGGTCCTAAGGTTGATCTATGGGATGGGATAGATGAAAAATATAAACCTATGATGATTGTTGAAGGTACCGTTACTAAGATAACTTCATATGGTGCATTTGTCGAACTTGAAAAAGGTATTAGTGGTTTAATCCACAAATCTAAACTAAAAACTGCTGACTTGACCAAGGGCGATGTTATCAATGTTAAAATTGGTAGTGTTAATGTTAGTGATCGTAAGATTACTATGAACGTGGCATAACCGCAATCCTGGTTTAGAATATATAAACAAATCAGGAAATACATGTACACTAACGAACAGCTAAATGCTATATATGCATCAAAGATTGGTTTAGAATTTGAATTCTTTGCTAATGAAGGAATGGATGAAGTTAAACGAAGCCTTTCCCAGACTCTAAATAAACAAATACGAGTCGAGGAAAAGGCACACAGCGACTTTAAACCTAGTGATGAAATCTTTAAACTAGAGCCAGATAATTCTGGTGGATCTGGGATGATCGAATTAGTAACAGGCCCAATGCCTTTTGTTGAATCAAAGTTAATCATTGCAAAAACTCTAAAATGGATCAGGGAGAATGGATCTACTAATGACAGATGCTCTATTCACATTAACATTGCATTCGATGGACACAAACTTGGAACCGCTACTAATGTATCATCTTTGGATATTGGTAAGTTCGTTCTTAACTTCAACGAAAATGCGGTATACGAAGCATTCCCTGATAGAAAGGATTCTGTTTATGCCAAATCTATAAAATTTATTGTACCATTAAGTGGAATGACACAACCGTCTCCTGAGAGAATTTCATGGAAGAATTATATGTTTGTGTCTGAGAAATACTATGGAGTAAACTTTTCTAAAATACCACAGAACTATATTGAATTTAGATATCTAGGTGGTAAAGATTACGAAAAGAAATATAACACTATAATGAATATGACAGAACATTTTGTTGTATCTTTATATGAAAGTTTAGTTGACCCTGTTTATAATGCAGAAGATATTAAAAAATTAGATGTTATATTAGAAAAGCATAAAGGTATCGTAGAATCTTACAAAGCATACCGAACATTCAAAAGAAATTTTCCTAAAGTCAAATTAATGGTTGATTTACAAACCTATGACCAGATAGTCGAAACTTACTTCCCAAAAATGAGGGAAAAGATATTTGAACTATTAACAAAAGCAGGACTTACTGAAGGTTTAGTTAATTATGATTCTGATACTGGTAGGATGCAGTTAAAAAATGCTGAATTAATGAAATGCTTTGAAATACGAGGAATTGATATTGTCGATTCTAAGATTCAAGGAAACCTCATAGGGTGTGATATATTTAGTACTGAATTAATAAATTCCTCAATGATGGAATGTAACTTATTCGGTTCGACTGAAGTTGCTGATTCTAAATTAGAAGATTCTTACGTTAGTAAAAATGTATTGTGTAAAGATTCTTATGTATTTGGTATAAGAGGTGTATTCAGTGGTGAAATGGATGGTGGTATATTTAGAAAAGGTAGAGCAACGAAACTTGCAAGATTTGAAAATACTGAAATTATTGAAATAGAAAAAATATAAAATAACATGGCGAATACAAATACTTATTGTAATGATCCTGATGAAGCAGCATGCTTAGATGCATTGATCAAAGAAATTAACGAGGAGCTAACTATTGCTTGTCAAATACCCTTCACAGTTCCTAAAAAAGAATTGGCTAATATCATCAAAAGAGCAAAAGGTTACTTCTACAAAATATATGAAGATAGTGTTGAACAGATGTATATTGCATTACCAGCTGGCGCATTAGCTAAACAGACATTTAACCAAGGTGTACCGTTTGGGACTGGTGAAGCTAATGAAGTGATAACTAACAAAAACCAAATATCAAACCCAAGAGGAGTTGTACAAATGCCGTCAAGGGTATATTCAGTTAATGCTGTATTTGAAATTGGTGGATTCTCTGGAGAAGATGGTGGTTTTGGTAGTGATGGATTTAATGCAGGTGATGTAGATTTTTCAGTTGATAAGTTTATCTATAATGATGTATATGGCGCAGGTTTAGGAAGTGAAAATTTAATGTACTATGTAGTAAATTCATTATTTATGGATAATGCTAGACAAGTACTATTACCACAAATATCATTCACATATAATAGGTTAACTAAAAAGTTTAGATTCCAAGGAGAATTACCAAAACAGGCAGTTATATTTGAAATCTTTTCAACCGTTCCTGATTGCGCGCTATTCCAAGATGAAGCTTTTATTAGATACTGTATAGGTCAAGCAAAAATTCAATTAGCTAGAATACTAGGAACCTTCTCATTTAATCTACCAGGTAATATTACTATTAACTATGATATGATTTCAACTGAGGGTAGAGAAGAAGTAGATAGAATAGTTGAAGAAATTAAAAACGATGAAGGTGTTGATTATTTTTTCACTGGATAATTATAATCTGAAAGCTATTAATTAAAAAGAGAATATATAATAAAAAATTAGTGTTAAAGTATGATAAGAGATATGTACAGCCGAAGTCCGGACACCGCTAATTATAGTGATGATACATTAGAAGTAAGTGATACTTTATCTCAGTTAATTCTAAAAATAGAAAATTGTCTTTTTACAAGAAAGGGCGATGTACTAGGAGCACCTGGTATGGGTGCCAATTTAGATGAACTAATATTTTCATTAGTTTTAAATGAATCTAGTATACAGAATAATATTAATGGACAAATTGCAGCATACTGTTTACCGATTAGTAATGGCTTTACAGTAAATACTAGAGTAACCTTCTTTTCAACAGTAGAACGAAATGGTGCACTAGTCGATATTTTTGTTAATGAACAACGAGTATTGGGAGCACTTTTTTAAAAAAATAAATTGAATGTCATTTTTTAGCAAAACAAGAATAAAAGCAACTGAGCTATTCGAGGATTCATTTGAATACCTTGCACGTACCTATGATCAAGCGATTGAGGTATTTACCCCCGCGTCACCATTCGGTCAGATCTTAACAGTAGTATCAAACTTAGGTGAAATGATTTTCTTCTATATTGAGGCTGCTCTTACGGAATTAAATATCTCAAGGGCCAGAAATCTAGAGTCCATATACGGTTTGTCTAGATTAACTGGACATGACCCTACACGAGGTATATCTTCAAGAGGTATTATTGGATTACGACTTAACACGAGTGCATCTAGCCTTCTTAATGGGGATTATGTACAAATTATAAATGGAGCAAGCCTTGAGATTGGTCAGAACGGATTAACATATTTCCTGAAATTTAATAGCGACTTTATCCGATTAGATAAAACTACAAAAACATTTGTTAATGTTGAAATAGTACAAGGCGAAAAAGATGAGCAGAGTTTTACAGGATCAGGCTTAGCATTACAGAGTTATAATTTAACTACAAAAGATCCTACTGACCAATATTTAGTAGACGTTTTTGTGGATGGTGAATTATGGAAAAAAGTAGATTCATTATACGATATGAATAATGGCGAAAAAACTGCAATGGTTAAAACTAGTGTAAATGGTGGTCTTAGTGTATTCTTTGGAAACAATCAATTTGGTAGGCCTCCTGCATTAGGTTCACGTATCCGAGTTACATATATAAAAACTAGAGGTAATGCTGGTAATATTGGAGGTAAGCAATTAGATATTAAATTTTCTACACCAGGTACTGATTCATCAGGAGAGCAAGTAGACTTAAACGAAATCTTATCACTTAACATTACAAGAAACCCAATGTTTGGTTCTGACAGCGAAGACCCTGCATTCACTAGGTTAATTGCACCATACCAAAGTAATTCATTCGTTTTAGCTAATCCTAATAATTATATTTACTATTTAAGTAAGTATGATTTCTGGTCATTCATAGATGCTTATAATACAAAGAATGACGAGTACTTAGATGATGATAATATTATTTACTTGTTTTTAATTCCTGATGTAAAAAAGAAACTGACTAGTGACTTAGATTATTTCAGTGTACCTGAAGTTGAATTTACTATGACTGCTGATGAAAAGGAAATGACATATGAAATTATAAACAAAAGTGGTCGACAAGTAGTAACGGCTGAAACTAGAATAGTTGATCCAGTATTGCAAAAATACGCATTGAATATTGTTATAAGATATTTCGAGGATAACGATAAAGATGGGATAAGGATTGAAATAAGAAAAAACTTGGATGAATATTTCCTAAATGTAAATAGGAGAGATAGGATTCCAAGATCAGATATTATTTCTATAGTTGAAAATGTGGAAGGTATCGACTCTGTAAATGTATTCTTTATATCTGAGCGAAATGAACAGGCTATTAAAGATGGATTTTATTTCATTCCTGTTTATGGAACAGATCCTATAACAGATCAACGTGTATTAATAGAAAACAAAAAAATAGTACTTAAACCTGGTGAAGATCCACAGTTAGGATTAGATAGTTTTGGTGATGTAGTTATAGAGAATAATGAATTAGCAATAATCAGAGGTGGCTGGGAAGATAGGAATGGTACATATTATGAAACTATACCAGAGGCTAATAAGATTAGTTCTCTTAACGTGTTCTACAAAGAAGCTATAGCAAATAATCTTTATAATAAAATACAACAAGAGAAGTATAATAGTACACAAAGGAATAGGGGTACTACTATTGCGACTGGGGCGAACTCTGCCGGTTTAAATACTGGAAGACTACAGAGTACACCAACACTTAAAACAATGAAAGAACAATAATATGGCGACAGTTAAAGATAGGAGAACAGGCTACCCTAGTTTATATAGGGCAACCTATGAGGAGGGCTGGGTATTGAAAAATACTGGATTTGACTATACCAAAAACTTATTAAATAATACAATGTCAAAATATATGTTTAAGAATCCACAGATCAAGATATTCCTTGAGGACTACTTAACACCTATTATGGTATTCTATATTAATAAAGTTAAGTATGTGAGAATATTTTACAACTTTGCAGTACCTAAATGGTATCAAAAAATAAATTAACAAGACTTTGAATCGCTGGCAACATTTACACTTCTTTGATAAAGAAGGACAGAATTATAATATGAACTATGACAGTACTACTGACATGTGGACTGGTGACATATTTTTACCGCAAGTATCGATTGATTTATTTGAAGTAGGACAACTATTCATTTTACAAAAAATGGTTGATTCTACTAATAATTCTTTTCAGTTTGGATATCCTCATGATTATATAGATGGCTCTACTGGAGATCCTACTGGGACTGGTGGTTGTGGTTGGGATGCTGAATGGAAAACAATTGACCCAAAGGAAGTATTTCTATTTCAATTCGATAAAGATTTTAATACAGGTACACAATCTGCATTAGTACAAGAACCTGATGGCCCGCCATTAGTAAAATATGATAAGCTCAATATACCATTAGACTATGATGATAGCCAAACAATAAATGATGAGGGTTTTATCGTTACTGATGACATTAGATCTATTGCATTACAAATTAATATAGCATTTTCTTCTAGTGATGAAAATACATACAAGAGAACTTTACAGATTACTGATAAATGTACTAATAATATAATTGCAGAATTTACAGTATGGGCTGAGAGTATAGAGGAAGATGAAAGACTTAAGGTTATGACCCAAAACATGGGGTATAATGTTATTGCTGCTGATAGTACAATTTTTAGAGATACTAACTTAAAAGAAGCATTACCTGATTTTGTTGAAATAAATCTTAAGCGTAAAGAAATAATGATGGAGGGTAATAATATTTACCCATACATCGGGTCATACAAAGGTTTGATAAATGCTATTAAGTTTTTTGGGTATGACAATTTAAAGATTAAAGAATTTTGGAAAAATGTAAATGCAAATTCTCCTACATTTGGAAAGTATATACAGAGTAGCGCAGTTGATATGTTTTCACCTACTGTTAAGTTTGACGATAAGAGCATAACATTACCAAATAAGAATTTTAGAAAGACTAGTATGTTTAGTCTTATTTATAGAATTAATAAAATAAACCCAGATAAATTCACAAGCGAAGACTTACCTGTGACTGAAGAGGTTCAAGATTTTACTATCGAAGAGGTATTACTAAAACTATTTGGCCTAAAGAGAAAATTAGAAAGGGAGTATCTCCCATTAAATGCCCATATCAAAGATATCACAGCTGAGGCTGATTATTTTGGGTTATTGGAAGTAACTAATACTATCAGTAGGAATGATACAAACACAGTTAAGGTTGGTATCAATACAGATTTTAAAGTATCACCGAGTTCATGTAGCTATTTGGAAGATCTTAGAACATTCAACTCATTCTGTTTAGAAGAGGCTGCTGTTGTTGGACCAGCTATTATTAATTTTTGTAATGCATATATTGCACCACTTGCTGGTGGATCTGCTGCCGTTGGTGCCAACATGATAGCAGGACCATATACCCCAGGGCAAACCCTACCACCGCCACCAATTGGACCAGATACAAACAGTGTATTAGGTACATTACAAGATGGTGGTGATGTTTCAATTAAATCAGTAGCTGGAGTATATGCAGCGTATTTTGCAAGATATGCCCCTAATTTAAATAGAACACTTGCTGAGTTTGTACCAGGGGAATCATCTAGAAGTTTACCTGACCAGCCTGGTGTTAAGTCAGGCGCATTAGTTACACTAACAAATGATAGCTTTAATAATGTCACTTGGGATAATGTTAGTAGTACATGGAACGATTTAAATAACGCTAATGATTTCTTTACGTTTGATTTTAACGTGCAAGGTGCAAACATTGGAGATATATTTAACATATCGGATCCAGCAACATCAACAAGTGTTACTCATACTGTTGCGGTTGGTGATACTATACAAAGTATTACTACTTCACTGTATAATCAAGTTGCTTTACTAAAGACAAACCAAACAGACCCATGGTTGTGGTTTGATTGGTCGCAAGTAACAAATGATATCGGGCCGTGTATTAGATCTTATGGTAATGACGTTAACAGATTTGTCCCATCTGTGATACTAGCAAACAGTGGAAGCGGTGGTGCATACACAGAAACTCAACTACCTGGGGAGACTCTATTTACATGGGATGGTATAGGCTCTGGTAATTTTACAGAAATAGAATGGACTGTTTATAAAGATGCATCAGAAGTTTCACCAGCGTACTATTATAACATAAGAGGGGAAATAGGAACATACGGAACATTACCAATAACATTACCCTACGTTGGACACTATAATGTTGAAATGAAATTATTTGACGTATATAATAATATTTCTTCATCAGTAAAAACTTCAGCAATTTGTGTAGACGAAAGGCAAGTAGAATACTCAGGGTGGTATCAAGGAAGGAAACTAGACTACAACTGGAATAATGAAGGTAAATATATTTGGAATGATTACGGTTCTTTATGGGATCTGCCAATTGCACCATCAACTACATGGGATGAAGAAACACCAAGTTTATATGATTCCCTTGATAGAGTTAATGCAATTTTAAATACATTTGGAATTGGGACTAGTACTGATTTTCAATTAATGAATTACCAAGATAATGGAAAGGCTAGTTTTAGTGGACCTTATCAATGGAACAACTTAAATACTAAACATACTGATTGGGATAATGCTTATCACCTATGGTGGGACATGACAGCAACAACAGGTGATAGCCCTGGGTTTTTTCAATTTAATGAAATACAACCTAACAGTTATTTAAAGATAGTAGATAAAAACGGTATAGCAGGTACAGAATATTTTGATTTTACTGTTGACACTTTAGGAGAGGCTGTTAATTTACTTAACGTAAGTACAGATCCAGTAATTAATAAGTATGTTTATAATTTAGTGATGAACGCACAGAGTAATCAAATTTTTGTACAGGCAGTAGCTAGATATTATGGTGCTCATGGTGATTTTACTTCAGTTGATATGGTAAATGTAAACGGTCTTAGGATTTGTAGCGATGCAACTGGTGCAGTAGGCTGTGAAAGTATAATTTATAAATCAGGACAAAGTAGAACTAGTAATCCTACATGGAGTACTGCGAAGTTTATTAATAATGGAAAAACACTTCCGCCGATGACGTGGGCTATGTTTGTCTATGATAAATGTAGGATAGTTGGAAAGGCTGATCCTAAATGGACCATCTCCAATACTACTAACTCGTCAGTGGCTGATATATATTTTGAAAGCAAATATCTAACATATCTTTTTAAAGACCCAGGAAAGTATATGATAACTTTAGAACTTACTGATACGAATGGGAATAAATATAAAAAAAGTAGAAATATTTTAAATATAAAACAAACAAAACAAAATGGCAATTAGCATAACAGAAATTTTAGGAACGGATTCTTTATCCGGATCGAGGTTGGTAATAAATGATAACTTTAATGTTATCACGAGTGAGATCAATTCGATGGAGGTATATTTTGCCCCAGCAGCAGGTACTATCACTAACTTAACTAATGTTTCTACTGAGGCATTGAGAGTTGGTTTGAGTACAATATTACTAGATATTAACGCTAGTACTTTTGATATTTTAACAAACGTTAGAATGACTGGTAATCTTACTATGTCAGGTGGCGGTGTATTCAGAAATGATACTAGCCCAACTACATTAGATGACGTAGGTCAAGGAATGCCTGCAGTAATACAAGTTGGGACGTCTACAGCAATACCAAATTATACTATGTATAGGGTTGGTAATTCAGATCCAACAGTTGGAGCAGGTGGTCTTTTAACATTACAATTAAATACTGGAAGTATTGGACAAGAAATTTTCTTTACATATAGTATTGGATCAAATATTGTAAATATAATAGGTAATGCTAATATGGTATTATCAGGTGGTGGTACGAAGATTACAATGAATGAACTAGGCCAAACTGTACATCTTTTAGCTATAGATAATGGCGGAGGATTACCGATTTGGTATGTAGTAGGCGGTAACGGATATACAATAGCATAATAACAAAAGATAAAACGACACATGGCAACAACGCCCTTAATTAAAACACCGCAAGCAGATGGTGGAACATTTTACACATTCTCATCTTCTGCCAAAGACTTATCTAGGACCCTCAATAATGACGATCTTAAATTAGTCTTTTCTAAATTCGTGCTTCTTAATCTACCAGATATGGATAGGTTGGACCCAACGACATTTAGTCAATATCAAAACTATATGCAGTTTGATACTATTGATGGTGCTATTTTTGCAGGCGGCTTAAAGGGTGATCCTAATGTTAACTTTACCGAGAGCCTTCAGAATTATGCATTAAATTTAGAAGAACTCATTATAAGTGATGTAGGGTATGATAACACTACAAATTTAACTGTTACTGAGCGAGTATTCTTTAAGTGGTTAAAGGAAACTGGTGCTATGAGGTTTAGAGAGGCTACTGTATTAGAGCAAGTAGGTGGTTTAACAACGCCAAGATTTTGTGAGGAGAATGAGGTTACAACAGGAACACGACAATATAGACCAGTTGTAAAGTATATCGGTGCTATAGATATTGTAAACAATGTAGATAAAGCAGGAGAAGCTTATACTGAGTTGTATATTAATGTCCCTACAGAGGTAGGTAAGACACCTACAATACTCTTTGATTCTATATCTGACACGAACTATCAACCATCACTAAAAATACAAGGAACAAGTGAATGGATTCTAGGTAGAAATTCAGCTACTATACACCCACAAGGATTAGATATTTTAGCTTGGTACGATTATGACCAACCTTTACAAGGCCCTAACTCTGCAGGTTATACAGATCCTAATGCAAATTGGATGGAGGAATCAACACCACCAAATACAATAGATGCGTACTTCACAGAGCCAACATCGTTTACTAGCGTATTAAATGCTAATATTAGAAAATACCCTGCTGATTATGGTAACCCATCTGGTTACAATGGATCTGCATATGTAAGAAGTGAACTAGATGGAATTAGTATAGATTTTAATCCTGCTGATTACCAACAGATTGCTATAGATTCTGCAATAAGCACAATACCACAGTTTAATGGTAGTGATTTAGCACAGTCGTTTGAATTTAATGCAGTGTTAGTTTATTATGATATGGTCGACTTGAGTGATTCGTCTAAGACAACTACTAACTTATATGGTATTTTATTATTAGATAATGTAACGCCTACAACAGATGGTGGATATATTCAAAGATACCCAAAATATAAACCTAACACAACTACTGGACAAAACGGTAATAGTTATGGCTTCAAAATAAATTTAAGATTCGATGCTTCACCAGGATCTGCTGGGATTGATACAATCGTAAATGATTATAATACTTTCTCAATGGGGCTTTTCTCTGATGCATCTGCTCAGTTACAAGCATCTGCTCAAATATTCCAAAGACAACAGCTAGAAATTGCTGATATGGAAATTAGATTAGCTGCAATGGAAAATACTTTAAATTCTGTTAGTACTTCAGCATTCTTACAATCACAGATCACTGCACTAAATACTAAAGTTGATAATGCATCACTTGCCTTTGCGAGTAGTACTACACTGTTGGATCTTATTGCTAAAAACTCTGATGAGATTCAAGCATTAGCTAACGGTGACGTTTCAACTAAATTACAATACAATACTTCAGTAGTACAACAAGGAACTGGTATTACTATTAATACTAACACACCAAACCAAATACAAGTATCAAGTAATGTGCAGGCATACAACTTAATGGTTCCAGTAAATAATAATGATATACAAATAACTACAGCTAACCCATTAAACTTAAATGTTGTAACACCACAAGTATTCACTGAATTAGATACTTATACTAATATGCTAAGATTAGACACCATTAACGAAGCTGGTGGCGATCTTAATATCTATATAAATGATACAGGTACTCAGTGGAGAACCGGGCAAACTTTAAGATTAACATTCAACAATGCTTTGTTAATAGGATCAAGAAATATAAGATTATACACTGATGCACCTAGTAGGCTAAATAGTGGATCATACGGTAAGTTAGCTGCAAATATACCAAATACAGATTTAAGTAATATTCCAATCATTGATTTAATTTGCACAGAGCAAGGAGTATTAACTTTTGTCTATGACATAGTCAAATAAATAATAAAATTGAAACTTATATAATGGCTGCAACACCTAAACCAACTGGAACAAGTAAAGGAACTAACAATTCAATACAGACGATGCTTCCTGAATTGTTAAGACTTTTTAACAATTCACTTGAGAGCTTTGAAAAAGTTAATCAAGCAATCACATCAAGTAGAGATTCTGTAACTGTTAATATACAGAACAACGACGGGACTAATTCTAGAATTACTATCCCAAGCTTTGGTTTCCTTAAAAATTCAGTTGACAGATTAAATACAAACATCAACACTATTACTAATTTTAATGATGCTAATAGTTCTATAAGATTACCTGATGGTACCTTTAGGAAATTAGTATTAGCAAAGTTACCAACTGAGGCGTTCGATGTAACTGCAATGAATTCAGTAAATGAATTCAATGTTAAACCTAACTGGTTTTTTGAAGAACTAATTAATCCTTTACTTTATATTTCTTTTGATATTACAGGACAAGCACCAATTGATACCGAAAGAGCAATTGTACAGAGATATATCCTAGATACTAATTCACAAAGTAAGATTAACTATTTTATTAATCAGTATAATGGAAATGCTAACATCTCGTATGATACATTCCTACAAGAGATTGTTGAAAAGAATATATCATATGTTTTAGATGAAGCAGTTGTAGACTTACCACCAAGAGACAAGAGGTACTCTGGTGAATTTAGTGTAATCCGAATTGGTGAAGAAAGTATTACTGAGACTGTTAATGGTGTTTCACAAACAGTAGTTCAAAAATTATATAAACTTAATAAAGTATTCTATACAGATTCAGAAGCTGATTTTGCTGACACTATACAGCTTAAGGTTGGTGATAGTCTAGAGGTCGTATCGACGCCGATTGATACTAGATATACAGTAACCCAAATAGACACCAGTACAAACTCAGTAACAGTAAGATTACAAGAAGGTTCGCGTACAATAAGTATTGGGGCTGGTGTATTAAAGATAGGATCAAGCTTAAATGATCTTTTAGAAGTTGACGTTACTGTTGGTTTTAATGAAAGATGTGTAACCTTTATCAAACCAATTGATCCAGATTCTAAAATACCAGCAGTTAACTGGTCGCCTGGTAGTGGTTTTTATACTAATGACTTAACTACTATTGATACAAATGGTACACAACAGAACTTAGCTGATTATTATCAGAGAAATGCAGTTGATTTTGGTAGATATCTTTTGTCATTTGCAGAAGATAAGATACCTACGAGTAGAGAAGGATTAAAACCTAACGCTCCGGTGCTGTCACCTGATGATTTTACAGTATCACTGATAAATGGACAAGTTAGTAACTCAGATGCTATTGTACAACTTAAAGATTTAAACAATCAGAAAAATACGATTCAGTCTACATTAACTGAGTTAGATGTTGCAATTGCACAGAGTAGAGAAAAAATACAATCAACGAATTATTCTACTGAAGTTGAAAGAGATGCTGATAAGAATGCATTACAAGGTCTTATTACCGAACGTGCATCACAGGCAAAATTATATTCATCAGTAGTTACCGAGATAGATGCATCTGCTAGTGACAATTCAGTAAGTAGTGTATCTCCTAAATATAGAGTAAGAGGGTTCTGGTCAATGCCAGAAGAAAAGTCAGCACCTGAAACAGGCGTACAGGATATAATAAAATTTACATACCGTTACAGGTATCTGTCTGCTGATGGTGCAGCCAATCCAGTAAATCAGTTTACTTATACTGACGGTAGTGGAACTAGCCAAGGTGCATTTTCAAATTATGTTATTATTGACAGTGTATTAAGACCTAGGACTAAGAATAGCATTACAGGTTTATATGAATGGGTTGCTATTGATGATGATAATGCAGACTCGGTTAATATTAACCAATTAGATATACCAATTAGAAAAGGTGAGCAAGTAGAAATACAAGTAACATCTATATCAGAGGCTGGTTGGCCATCAAATCCACTAAAAAGTGATTGGAGTACAGCAGTAAGAGTTGAATTTCCAGCCGATCTAGGATCTGATAGCGCGATAGATTCTATATTAGCACAGAACAAAGAAGACTTATCATTAGTTGCATTAAATCAAAACTTAGAATCTATTGGACTACCAACACATCTAAGTAGTTCTTTTACTGCAAACGAAACATACTTTGCTCATTCAACACCAGTAATAGCATCAGGATTTTTATCAGAAAATCAAACACCTATTGATCTATTTACTAAGTTGAATGAAATGCAAAATCAGATAGATTTATTTGCTGAGATATTAAATAGTACACAGGGTGAATTAACTACAACATTAGTTGATGATACTGGAAATACTTTTAATTTAAGAAGGAATGCAGTTACTAAAGTGTTCGCAGGTTTTTATTCACAAGAAATAAAAGACTTAGACGACCCAAGAGGTGCAATCATCTCAAAAACATATTTCATTAATATTGCAAATTCTTCACAGACTGCATTACAATTAATAGCTAGAATTACTGGTAACAGATCAAGAATGGTTAAACAATCAGAAAACGCTGGATCTTATTCAACAACAAATACAACCGCAGTAAGTAGTGGTGCTACGATACTACCAGCAACATATGCATGGCTAGATAATAGCGCAGCTAACCAATCAAATAGTAGAGCTACGTACAGATCTGATGATGTAGATTATAACACAATTAGAAAATATGATCTTACACCGATTCTATTGACTAACCCTTCAGTAACGGCTACAACAAAATATGGACAGACTGTTTCACTAGCACCGTTCCAATCAACACAGAACAAGAATCAGTACATTTATAGTAGGTTTAGTGATGTTTCTGCTGAGGGTAATTTTTATAGTTATATTAATCCAAACGACGAATTCACAGTAAACTTAGATACTGTAGAAAATATTTATAGTGCAACTACCGATACTGGTGTTGCATTACCAGGTACTGAGTTTATATGGGGTGGTGGATTTACTGCAGGTGGCTTACCAACAACAACACCGAGTTATCCTACTACTGATGAAGTAGTACAAGTTTCTATTGCTCATCCGTGGTTAAAAAGTTATAAAGCATACACTAACGCATACAAAGCACTAACTGGTGATCTTGTAACATTACCAGCATTTGGTACAGCAGTAAACTGTACATCAGGCGCTGGTGGGAATGGTACAGCAGCAGTTATGTTTAGGCAATCTAAATTTGCACCACTTAAAATTGATGATACTTATGGAAAAGAACAAGCAATATATTTAAATGAGAATGTTGCTGATCTTACTGCATTAGCTACATCATTAGGAAATGTTGCGTTTGATAACGGTATACAAACTCTGCAGGCTAGCCCATCATTAGTTAATATTGCTAACTTATCTATTATTGATTATAGCAGAAATGCAAAAACATCATTTGAGGGGTTTGATCAATATACACTAGGTAAACAATCATGCGGATCTTATCTATTCGTTTCATCTGATAACCATCAGAATATACAAGTTGATGGTGATGCAATACAGTCCTATGAAGTAGTTGCATTCGGCCAACAGAATGCTATAAGTATTCCATTAGTATTCCAGTATAGGATGTCTGATTACTTTGGTGTTACATCTGGTAGTGGATTAGGAAATGTTGCAGGTGATTCATCAGGTAACACAGTTAATCTTGCTTATGCTAAAAGGGTTGGTATCGACATATACCCAAACAACAGCGATGTTGTACAATTTGATATTGAAATCTCTGCTAACTATAGATCTGATAGGTTAAGTATTAAACAATTTCCACAGGCAACTGTAACAAAAGGACTGAATGATTTAGAAAAAGTTGTAAGAGGATTAAGACCTTCATTAAATCAAGCAGCCATATCAAGAAACACTGCTCATAATGGAACGTCATGGGGTGGTAATACTGGTATCGGTGGCGTGATGTAATTTAAACGTTGCCTAATTATTAACTTTATCTTTTGGTGAATATATAAAAAAAGTAAAAGATAAATATGGCTGAAAAACTGCTCGACCAAGCATCATACAGTATTGCAAGAACTAATCCTAAATTAACAGCTAATGTTAAGATAGTATCTGATGGAACGGATATTTACTTAGAGTCGTTCAGTGCAAACACTAGATTAGCTTCCCAAAAATTTAAGGCCTTTAAGGTTGATGGAACTAGTACATATGACCAAGATGTATTTAGATTCTTTGATAGCGGAAAATTCCCAATAGAGTCAGCTTACGAAATTCATCAAGAATATGAAGATACTGCAATCTTATCTGATTATGGTAACCAATATGAAATGTTTTATTCAGCAGGTACTAGATCTATTGCATCAGAATCATATACACAAAGCCTAGGGACGTTAGCACCGCTATGGCTAAATGAACAGATACCTAGCTCGTTTGTAATTTTTAGATTAGACAATCCAGTTGGAGTTAACAATCTAAATGCAAAGGGTGAGAATGACGGGACGGTAGACGCGCAAACATCAGCTAACTTCACAAAGCAAGTATTAGAAAATTGCACAGCAATCAAAACGTTTGATCTAACAGAAGGTACTTTATTAGGTGCTTATATTAGAAACTATAGAAACCAAGAAGAGTTTCCAACAGTACCACTTAACATGACATGGAGAAAGGATGAGCCAATCTTATGGAATGGTATATCCTATAAAAATGGTGGATTTACTAGCAGTGGTAATTTTGCATATGATGATATGGTGGTTAAAGATTCAACTATTATACAAGACGAGTATTTATTTACACAAGGTTTCCAGAATAATGGAATACTTTTAGCAAATCTTTTAAATTTAGAATTCTTATTCGATGACCCAACTGCTGATGACTATACTATTAATAGATACTTTGGTATGTATGTTAATGAAATAGAAGAAGGTAGGTTTGATTTGTCCGGTGAAGCATTTTATAAAAATACAGAAAAAACTCAGTTACCTAAAATAAAAACTATAACAGAAGTATCTCAATATTTAAATACTCCATTTGAAATTACAAACGAGGATGGTATTTTATTATTTTTAGATCCTGTTAAAACTACGACAGTTACAGGCCTACCTACACCGACTCGAGTAAATGAAGTTGAATCGGTATTTTATGTTAAAGATAAAGAAGACGACTACCATACAGTTAAAAAGGGTGGTACCTGGGGTAAAGATCAGATTAGATTATTTGATACTAAAGTAGACGTTTCATTATTTACTGGCTATAAACAACCTGATACCTTTGCAAATGCAAGTATTATAAACCACGAAGGTTTTGCACAAATGTACTTGAAAATTGTTGGAAATACAGTACAACCTGTACCATACCCAACAGTGACAGCTGTTGTTAATGGGCAACAAATTAATGTAGCTGCTGGTGATACTATAAATATTAATAGTATTAGTAATACCATTGCAGTGGGCCGAGTTGTAACGTCTACACATAGCAGTGTTAAAATACCACAAGGTACTACAGTGACAACAATAGGATCGTCTACAATGACGCTAAGTAACAAAGTATCATTACTTGATAATGCGTTACTATTCTTTACACCAGCAGCAGTTCCTGATAACCAAGTACAGGAAGGTTCTAAAATATCTTTCTATGACGGTGACCCTAGTATTGCATCAAACTTGACTGGTGAAATTTTTGCTGATAGTACATTAGCACCAATTCCTGGTAAGTCTTTTGAAAAATTCTTTAATCCCAACGGTACTACACAAGAAGTTGCACAGGCTATAACATCAGCAATCAACACAGGTATATCTGAAAATGTTAGATTCTTTACAGCTACGTTTAATGATAGTACTGTTTACATAAAGTCAAGATTTAGTGGTTCAAGATTTAATCAACTTAGTTTTGGTTTGGACGTAACATACCCAGAACAGCTTACACAAATACAGTCATACCCAACAACAGTAGTAGCTACCCCAATCAAAAACTTTGTTGGTGGTAATGATGTTACTCGTAGTTTACTTAAAGTAGAGAATAGTGACCAAGATAGATTTATTAATGGAAACTTTGTACAGACTACTGGTGGCTATACTAATATTGGAGACTGGGTTCCATACACAGAAGAACCTATATACAATGGCTTAAATCAAATTATAGGATATACTGATATTAATAAATATGTAGTCATAACTTGCAATGATAACCAGATAATGGTTACAAGATCTAATCAAGTAGCACTATACTCAGATTATAAACCATCTTTTGGTAGATTTTCATTCTTTGATGTTAAAGATTTTGATTTTGATTTTTATAGTACGCTGTATAGCGAACAGGGTGAATTGGATTACGAGACTACTGAATACAACCAACAATCAGTGACATTATCAGGTTCGGTATATGAAGGAGTTAGCATGAACCCACAAATAAGGAGTTTTTATGACAATGGTGGATTTTATAATCTTATCGGTTTATTGGGTGATGCTGAGGATGAGAACCCAACCAACGAGTATATTAAAAGTGAATATAATAGACTTGAAGAAAATTACCTGACATCACAAGCTAACATATCAAGAATTGCTCCATACATTAATAAATGGGCATGGGTTAATGATGGTAGAGATGTGAGAAACCACCCGTATCGATTAGATATAAACCAAGCATTTGGTCTTAACAATTTTGCTCCATCCAGATGGGACTTAGTACAAGAAGCCAGTGGCTTCACCCATGAATGGTATTACCTATCAGAGTTTCCTAATTATTTTACACAAGACGCTATAAAAAGTTCATGGAGTTATATTGACACTGCACCGACAGATAATACACCAGCAAATATTATGACAGGTGCAGCGCTTATACCTGGTACATTCCAAGATGTTACAACAGATAACTTCAACGATTATTTTATTGTGCAGCGATTTACTACTAATGGAATTACCGAGATTGATAGGCAACTAAGATATGGTAGGTTTGATTGTGGTAATAAAAACAACTATGCGCAAACATTCCTACGGGGAGTAAGAATTACAGTGAAGGAGAAAGCAGTAGGACAGCAAAAATCTGATTTTAACGCAAGGGCACTATCTTACGTAGAAGGCTGTTCGTTTGACGATTATCGATTCTCTGTTATATTAGTTCCAAATTTGCCAAATAAACCAGAGAGCCAAGTTAAGTTTATAAAGAACGAAAAGTGGAAGACTATAGTAATGCTAATTTCTTTAGATTATGCTGATGATTGCTTAAATGGTAGTGTAAACTCTATCATAGATAGGACAACGTTATATTCTTTAAATAGTTCGTTTGATGTAAATACTGCATGTGAACCTAATCTTGACCCAGATGGTAATTATGAATACACCAACGGTGTTTTAAGAGGGGCCATAAATTTAGCATCATCAACTTATAATTCTACAACTGGATTATTAACAATTAATGGTATGCAAAGTGATAGTGGTGTCCAGCCTGATTTTGTGAATGATATTAGAGTATTACAGGATGGGAGGTATTCACCTATTGAATTTACTATATCTGGTAGTCTTTATAGAATATTTGGTATAAAGAATATAGTATCGGCTAATCAACTTATATGTACTGAATTAACAAGGAATGGTATTGCAATATACCCACCAATATCTACACCAAGTCTACCAGCACTAAGATCTGCTGTCTATAGTATTAAAAATAATGGATATCTACAATTTGAAAATAGATTAAATTCAATTAGCTTTGGTGAAATTTTCAATGCTGTTAATATAGGTAACCCTAATGTTATTTATGAAACTATCAGCGAGGACGGTAGTCAGGTTAAAAATCTTGATGGTACATTAGCACAAACATTCTCAGTAAATCTGAGAGCACAGGCTGATATTCTTAAATCTGTGTATATTGGAATTTTACCAGACCCAGCCAAGCCTACTGCGTTTAATTTAACAGATGTTGTTGGTTATGATTTATCTCTACGCAAGATACCTAACATAACACCGATTGCGAGACATTCAGGGCATTACGCGCCATATGCTTTACCTACACTATTTTTCAGAGACCCATATATGAATTTAGACTTTAATGACCCACAGCAAGATTCTGTGTATAAATTAAAAGTATTAGAACTATGTAAATATAAAAATTCACAGTTTAATAGTAGTGATCCTAAATTTGGACAAGTACAAAATTTCTTTTATCATAAAGTAAATGAACAAGATCCATCAACGGTGTTGGAGTTATCTAGAGAAAGCGCATTCCCTAGTCTATACCCGTTGATCAATGAGATTGGTATTGCTTATAAAGATTTCTATATGTTTTCTTCTAATTGGGAACCTTCTTATTTTACAAAAAGTATTGATAAGTCAGTAACAGAAAAAATTATTGGAACAAGGTCAATGAAAGAAAGAAAGTCATTCTTTGGATCTAAATATTTAAAAGTTCCTGAGACTATAATTCTAGAAACATTTGAACCAGATCCATTTGTTAGAGCAGCAATTAAACAAACTGAATTAATAAAGGGAACTTTTATGCACCAAGAAACACCGTCGGTTACAATTAATAAAAAATTGATTAAGACTAAGGGTAATACAACAACCAGGTCTATTAAGAAAGTACCATCTTCACCAACACTTGAGTTCTACTTGCTAAACCAAAAAAGGTTGATGGAATATCTGTTTGCCCCAATAAAGGCTCAATTTGAACTGTATATAAATAAACTATATGGGTGGGGTGACCTGGAGACCTTGGATGATGATGTAAATCAATATATCAAAGAAAACATATTAAAACTATATAAAATAGAAAAAGTAGATTTTTATACATTAGCTAGTCGTACAAAGAGTGGATCTGATTATGATACTGCTACACTTACTGATGTTGAAAAAAGTAGTGCTGGATTAACTATTAATAATAATGTAGCTTCCAAAACTTTAAATACAAACCCATTTGATTTAAGACTAATATATAATAAAAGAACAGGTTTCTCAGAATCGTTTGGATTCAGTGTTACTATAGTTAAAAAATAACAGAAAGAAATGCCAATCACTATACAAGAAATAATAGCATCAGATACTATTTCACAACTTGTCGATAAGACTAACTTTAATTTTGACCAGTTGCTACTTAACGGTGGTGGTCCTGCTGGTCCTATTGGTGGATCCGGGCCAACTGGTCCTGCTGGTGGAAGAGGCCCTAAAGGGAGTACATGGTACGAGGATACTGCAACAGTATTACCAGGTACATTACCAAACGCTGCATATCCAACAGCTACACCAAGGATTAGCGATTATTACTTGCAATTAAATGGTGAGGTTTGGGAGTATGATGGTTTATCATGGTTGATAACTACTGTTGATTTAATGGGGCCAATTGGCCCTGCTGGTGCCGGTGGTGGATTTGGTGGAACTTTTGGTTCACCGTATGTAAATCAAGGAAAAAATACTAGATATAATCAACCCTTTGGATATGAACCTGGGGTAAACGGTGGTGCAACTACTGATAATGAAGGTGTACCATCTATCGTAATAGGTGGGGTGCCAACAACAGCAGACGAAGTAGATCCTAGTATACCACTAACTGCAAAATATATTATACCTGATGCAATAGCAGGTAGCATATCATCAGATGTTTCTTCATTGTTCATTCATCAAAAAGATACAGCTGGGACTTCAATCACGTTTCAAGGTGGTGGGTTTCAACCAACAGATAAGTATAATCAGACAAGCATAGGCTCGTTGAGTAACATTCACCTAGGAGTTGATGACAGATTAGTAATGAGAGTACCAAAGGCACCTACTTCACCAACATCACAGGCAGATTTGATAGGATTCCAAGTTCTTACTGATATGCGTTCGCAGAGTTATGAAGCAGGTAGATCAATTAGATTAGTAACTGGGCAAGATAATGATCAGCACTGGCCAGGGCAAAATTCAAACTTTGAAATAGAAGTTGGAACAGGTAACACTGCTACTAATAAATTTAAAGTAGCAACGCTAGGGGCTACCGTTACAACAACAATTGAATCAGGTGGTAGCATCGATGTCACACCTGTAACTGGAGGACAAATCACAAACGTTGGAACATTTCAAGTTCTAGCAGGTAATACTAATTTTGTTACTTCACCAGGTGGTCAATTTAGAGTTACTGCAGGTAGTGATATCAGATTACAAACTAACCTAGGTACGTCTATAGGTGGAAATATTGGTTTATATTCTGCTGCTGGTGGTATTACTGCAACTAGCGCTGGTGGTACTATATCAATAGCACAAACTGAAACTACAACAGTCGGTAATATACAAATAGACCAACACTCAACAGAAGGTGAATTATTAATACGAGCTAATTCCAGTATAGTACTTGGTAAATATACAAGTCCGTCTGCATTAGCGCAGCCTAGTATCACTTTAGATTATGCTGCGATAACTGGTGGTAGTACACCAAACCCTCATATTAGAACTGTGGGAAGGTTAACCTGGGCAGCTACACAAGCTGGAAGTACTATAACACAGCCATATTCAAATGTCTCCCAATCAAACAGTATGGATACTGTATTGGGTAGTGATCTATCAATATTTAGACAAACTGGAACGGAAAGTGATACTGCGTATGTACCTGCTGCAACTATGGAAAGTTGGGTTGGTGGCTTACAGGCTACAACCGGTATAAACGCAGGTTTAATAAAAATAGTGATGGGTAATGAATCCGTATCGTTACCTGTCCCTAGTGATGAATTCATGTATGATAATTCATTAGAGTTAGCAGTTAGAGACACTGATGGGATGGAAGAATATATTTCATTAAGTAAAAGTAAACTCGGTTTAGCAACACCATTAGTATTAAAAAGAGTCAGAGAGTTAAACTCCCTAAGTAATTCACGACCTAATTCCCTCAATTTTAGTTGGACTAGTTCTGGTGGGAGCGGTAAGCCAACTACGAAATGGGGTTGGAATACTACAGGCGCGCAATCCCCAGGATCAACAGCAGGCATGCCAACTACTGCAGATTTAAATGTACCACTTATATACTTATCATATGGGATAGGTCAGTCTATCACAGGATTCACTGGTCAGACACAAAGTAATACAAATTATGATTATACTTTTAATTTCCCAGAAGGAGCATATCCAGGTCAAAAATTAACACTTAAGGTATATCACCAAGCAGCAAAATATCTGTGGCAAGCAAATCAGTCTTCAAACTTTATTGAAAGTTGGGGAATGATCCAAATTAGGCTACCAAAATATAGGAATTCAATTCCACAAGGAGCAGCATGGTCTAGTTGGTACAGACCGGCAGGAACAAATGGTGGACAGACTTATTCTGCAGGATACACAACATTGTACTCTGGTTTCAGTTCTTCAGATATGCTACAAGGTGAGGGTAAAATACAAACATACGATCTAATATGGGACGGTCTTGAAATATCACAGTGGGGAATGAATACGAGTGGTACAGGTCACTCTGCCTATAATAGAGAATCATCAACAGTACAATTTGGATGGTCTATAATGGGTACAAGCTATGATGTAATTAATATCGGAGGCCCACCAACGTAATAGTATAAATTAATATAAATTAATAAAATGACAAAGAAAGAAATAACAGATTTAAACGGTTTTGTAAATAGATATAGGGAAATACAACTTTCTCTTGATCTAATGCAAAAGAGTATCACTAGCTTAGGTAAGAAAAGAGACGAACTTTTTACTGAAGTAGATACAATGAAAGGAAAGGAAACTAAGTTTATTGAAAAAATAGCAAAAAAATACGGGGCTGCTGAAGTAACACCACATAAGCTTCTTAAGTATATAGGATGATATTAATTATTAAAAATATTCTTGGTATTATAACAGACCCAAAAAACACAAGGATGTTTTTATTAGGTGGTATGGTGGTGCTTTTCTTTTTGCTTCTTAGACAATGCAATGAAACTGAAAATGCAAAAGGTGAAGTTGTTAGATTTCAAAATAATCTAGTAGCTGCAAATGATACTATTAAAAATTATGTTAATATAAATGGCGAGTCAGTTGGGGAAATTAAAGGTTTGAGTTTATCATTAGAAGAATTGAAAGATAGTTTGGAATATGAAAAAGGCAGGCCCCCCGTTACTATTATTAAATACAAAACTATAATAAAAGAAAAAATAGTGGAAGTACCAGTTATAACTAAAGATACTATAACAGTTCAAGGTAATGCTAGTTTCAATTCAATATTGAGTTTTAGCTCTGATAGTAATTGGGCTAAAAGCTCAAGATCTATCAATGTTAAGTTGCCTTATAGTACAATAGATAGTTTAACCTTCGGTACTGCAACAATTGGACTAAAACAAAATATTTGGTTAGACGCTACACTGTCACAAGATGTAAAAACTAAAGAAATATTTATTAAATTAACTTCTGACTATCCAGGAACTATATTTAATAATACAGAAGGGATAATGATTGATAGAAAAAGCAAAGCGTTTAAAAGCTTACAGATGCAAAACAGAAAACAATTTGGATTAGGTCTAAGTATGGGAATGGGAGTAACTGGTAACGGTACATTCGCACCTTATATTGGAATTGGTCTTTCGTGGAATCCAAAGCTTTTGCAGTGGTAAATAAATAGAATAGAATGGAATCATCAAGGTTTATACAATTATCGGATCAAATACTTATAGAGTATATCTATACTAGTCAGTCCGCACCAACAGAGTTTGATACTACTGATTACCCGATTGAGCTCATGAGGGATGCAAATACTAAAGGAACTTATTTCTTTAATACTGACACTGTCAATGCTACTATGGGAAATGACAGAGATGGTGCTGCCGTTTCAAACAATAAAACTAAAACACAATATGTCTCGCTAGATACGAGTATAGGAATCCCATACAACGATTATAGTCCTGAGTTGACAGATAGCACAAATCTTTTACAGACATTTAGTCCTAATATAGATGTTGCATATGATAAAGTTAAAGTTCATTTTGTAGCAGGATTTAGCTTTGAGGGATTTGATGGTATTGTATTTGAAACTTTAGCACCAAGAAGAGACGGTGTTATGATGAATCTTGCATCTATTAACTTTCTTAAAACTGATACACCACAATTTGCAGCAGAGCCTTTATTACTAGCAGACAAGTTATATGCTACTTATATTGAATGGAGAGTACCTGCATTGTTCTTTATGAATAATTCGTTTGACGTAAATGTATCAAACGGTGTGGCATACAAAATAACAGAAGGGCAAGGCTTTCTAGGAACACCACCAATTACACTGAAGGCTAGTGGAATTTACCAAACAACAACAGAGAATGCATATAGCTTCTATGAGATGCAAGAAATTAATTCTACATCTATATTAAATAGGGATATTTATGACAATCTATATGCACAAGTAATACAATCAACTAATGGAGATTATTTTGAATTATCAGGACAGGTTGCTGGATCTTCATTCAGTAATCTTATTGCGCAGCTAAATTCATCAGGTGGTAATTATGTAGTTTTCCATGAAGTTAGTGTTACTGAACAAGTAGGAACTGTTTTTTCACAGACAAGTTTCCAAGTATATACACAAACTAGTGATTTTGACGATCCTATTTTATTTAGGCCAATTATAAAAAATGCAAATACTGCAGTTTCATTCTCGATTAATTATGTATTAAGATTATATAATAAGGCTGATGCTACGCAGATAATTAAAAATGCAAAGTTAACTTCGTTTGCTACTCAGAAATATGGCAGGCAAATGTTACAGATTAATTTAGGAGTAGTACCAACAGTTGCGAATGTTTATAATCAAATTAATAATGACACAGGGAAGCAATTAGTAATAGGCACTGGTGCACCTGTTGATACTGGTGCAAATACATCGGAACAGATTGCCGAACAGTTAGTAGTAAAAACAAAATATGTAACTACATTTAGAGATAGGCTAAAAGTTAAAGCAGCCATATCACCAGTTAAAGTACAAACAATAACAGAAGAAAACCAAGAATCGGCTAGCTTTGGAACAGCAGTTAACACTGCGACAAGCGAACCAAAAATAAGTTAACCCATGGCAATACAGACTAATATATCTTTAACTGCAACAGAGAAAGAGTACTTCCAGCGATTTGTTAACCTAGCGGTTAATGAAACTCCATTACCGCAAGGGGATGGTACAATACGAATATCTCCATTTGATGATTATTTTCTATTTACTTTATTTGATGAAGTAGATGGTGAAGATACTCCAATTGATTTAAGTAATGTTGGTAATGTTTATATTAATTTCATTGGATCTTCTGATGAAATAGCAGTAAAAAATCATACCCAAGTACAAGAGGTTGATATGTCAAGAGGAGAGGTATTGTTTAGAATTACTAAGTCTGATAGTAAAAAGATTTTGGCTTTAGATAATAATAATTTTTATATCTCTACTAAGATGATCGACGAGGGTGACGGTTCTATCTCAGATGAATCGGTATTATATCAAGGTATGTGGTTGGCTTACAAGGATGCTAATAGGATAACTTTAACTTCTCAAATGGAGGATGAAAGATTAGAGTACAGTAGAATACTTGCAAGAATAGAGGGGTTATTGGTTAGTGCTAATACTAGGGGCAACAAATACAAACAGTTGTATGAGGAAGGCATAGTAACAATACAGGCATTAAACACTAGTAATGAAGAATTGACAAATCTTAATACAGAACTGGCAGGAGATCTTAAATCATCGCAAGTTGAAGAAATTGCAAGAAGAGCAAAAGCTGCCCAGAATCTAGCACAAGCACAACTTATAATACGACAACAGAAACAGGCATTACGACACAGTGGTACACAAAATAAAGCCAGAAAGAAAAGTTTCTTCAGGCAAGCCGCTAAGAATTTACAACAATACTCTGTTGGTAAGAATAGTGTATCTATGCCTAGCGATGCTAATGGAGGTAATTTTGACAACTTTAACAATAAAATGATATGATATTAAGTGCTAGAAATAACCAGTTTAAATTTGATTTCCCAAGGAACTTTATTCCTAAGGAAATTGCTAAGAAGTATAAGCCATTCTTAACAAGAATACCTGGTGGGTTAATAAAAGAACCTATTGATTATTGGAATTATGGAATACAGTCTATTAATTTACCTGGACCTTCATTTGATCCTGTACAACAGACAGACTACCCAGGTAATACACGATCATTTAGAACAAGTATACCTACGCAGCAATTATTTGATAAATCACTAACTGTTACAATGCAAGCATTTGATGGATATGTTAATTATTGGATGGCTGTTGAAATGTTTGACTACTATTATAAACTAAGTGGAAAGCATCCATATTTACCTGAGGGTGTTGGTGTACAGATGTTAGATGCAGAGGGAAATGTATTTGTAACTGTACAATTAAAAGATATGTTTATAAGAAATATAGGTGCATTAGATCTAAACTTCTCAAGTAACACTGTTGAATTCCAAACTTTTGAGATGGAGTTTACTTACAACATCTTAGATGTCGTAGTCAATGTCACCTAATATATAAACAAATAAAGAACTCAAAATGAAAACCTTTAAAGACTATTTAACAGAATCACATGATGATGGTGTAGATATCCAAAAACTACTAAATGAATCACATACTTTAACCGAGGAACAGGATGCAGCTATTGATATGGCAGTAGACAGAATTATGGAAGAGCATAAGAACGGGAAGGATTTAGAAACTGTAGTAGATGAAATTGTAAGCGAAGGTATATTGGGAAGTATATTTGGTGGACTTACTGGTTTTGCTTTAGGTAAAACTATAGGAAAGGCAATTGCTAAAGTTCTAGGTATCCAAAAGGGTGCTTTGTATGATTTAATGACTTCACGTCTTGTTGGTGCTGCGCTAGGTGCAGTTCTCGGTAAGAGAATATAAACAATATGATTAATATAGGAATTGACTTTTCACTTAATAGCCCAGGAGTATGTATTGAAACTGCTGATGGTAAATACCACTTTATAACTTTTTTTAATTATGGGAATCGTATATGGGATGAAGAGGGTAAAAAGATACCCAAATCATTTAGTGTACATAAAGAACTCATGGATGATTCTGCTATGCTAGGATTTCCATATAATAGAGAGGTAACAAGCAAAGAGTTTTTACCCAGGGAGCGTCAGAAATTAGAAGATGCTGGTAATATTAGTTCATTAATGGTCAACATTTTTTCTACACTATTTGAAGGCGACGAGGTATCAGTTGCACTTGAAGGTTTCTCGTACGGATCCAAAGGGAATTCATTTATAGACATTATTCAATATAATACATTTTTAAGAAAGGAACTAATAGAAAAGTATACAATTGAGAATCTATCTATATTTCAACCATCTCATGTAAAGAAGTTAGCTGGTAAAGGAAATGCAAACAAACATTATATGGCTAAAGCATTCCAAGATGATGTCCTAAACGATAAGAACTTAAGATCAACTAAACTTTGGAAATGGACTCAAGGTAAAGACTTTAGCATTAAAATACCAAAACCTATAGACGATATCATTGATGCCTACTTTATACTTAAAGCATTAAAAGCAAATAACTAGCAATTAGATACTATTCTTCAATTCAATAGTTAAAAATTATATTGCAACTAGTGGAGTTTGTTTCAGCTTTACACTAATTAAATTTAAAATAATATGTTAAAACCTCTAGGGAATAGAATATTTTTAAAAAAGGACGAACAACCAGATAGAAAAGGTAGTATACTTTTAGTCAAACAAGACGGTATGTATGCTCCGCCATATTCAGGAATGATCATTGGTGTTGGTGATGGTGTAGAAGATGCAGAATATCAAATTGGTATAAAGGTTCTTTTTCATGATTTAGCAGGTACTGAATTTAAATATGATGGCAATACTGTATTTAGTTTACGAGAAAACGATATAACTGCAATAATAGATAAAAATATTCATGTAGTCTGAAACAAACTGACTTAGTGAATATATAATAAACAAAGGAATCAATAATTAAATGGTTACTTTTTAAACAGGCGATAACACGGCAAAGTAAATAGGCAAATTAAATAATAGTTTAGGCACAGAGCTTTGTTATCAATTATAAACAATTAATAATAATAACAAAAAAAAGGCAATTAACATGGCAAACGAATTCGACATTTTTAATGTAAGTGTAAAAGATTTAGACACTGGTGAAAGACCTTCCACAGGAGGAAGCGATTTATACACACCTAAACCAGATCAAGGACAAGACGGTATCTACCGATCTTTAATTAGGTTTCTACCTAATGCAAAAAACCCAAGAAAACCATTCGAACGTAAATATGTCTACTGGCTAGAAGACAGAGAAGGAAACGGCTTTTATGCTGATTCCCCTTCAACAGTTGGAGAAAAATGTCCAGTACAGGATATGTTCTTTAAACTAAGAAACTCTGAATCTGCAGTAGATAAAAAGATGTCAGAAGGTTTAAAGCGTAGAGAAGTATTCTATGCATTGGTACAAATCGTAAAAGATCCACAAAATAGAGACTTAGAAGGACAAGTTAAAATTATGAAATTCGGTTATAAAATCAAAACTAAAATTGATGAAGAACTGAATCCACAATTCGACGAGCCAACTCAAGTGTTTGATCCATTCGAAGGAAAAAACTTTGAATTAGTAATTTCTAAGAAGGGTGGTTTTCCAAATTATGACTCAAGTAAATTCCATGGAAATAAATCTCCAATGACAATCGGCGGTGAACCGGTTACTAATGATGATGCAAGCCGTAAAGCAATTTTAGAATTGTTAGGTACAGCACCAGATTTAAATGGTTGGGGTTACAAGGCATGGGATGATACTGTTAGAGGAAAGGTAATGGGAGTATTATCTCAGTTCCATTCTCCAGGTGATTCAATACAAAACATCACAAGATCAAAACCAGCACCGGTTAATACAAAGGTAACTGAAGCCGCTGCAACTAAAGTAACGACTGAAACAAAAACTGAAACTCAAGCTGCTCCAACATCGGGCGGTACTGAGAAAAAAGAAGATTTTGATGAATTCATTAATGGGTTAGATCTTTAATAAATATGGCAGCAGAAGTAATAATATCTTCTGAAATGAAAGCTCGGATCATCGACAAGGTGGTCCGAGTTCTTCATAATAACCACTCCCATCCGGAGAAAAGAAGAATTTTAGAAAGTAAAGGAAGACTAAATATGGCATGCCCATATTGTGGAGATTCAACATCAACACCTAGGAAAAAACGAGGTAACTTATATTGGAACGATTTATACTTCCATTGTTATAACTGCTCCGCACATTCCTCTCTAGATGTTTTCTTAGCAGACCATCATGAAAACTTTGAAGGTGATGATAGGATTGATGTAATAAATTATATAAAGGAAAACCGAAAACATTTCTCATTAGGTGAAAGTTTAGATTTCCATCTATTTGATAAAATTAAATCTATAGCATTAACTTTTGATGAAGTAGCTTTAGGATTTAATGTATATCCAATTAATAGTTTAACGTATCAGGCATATCCTTATTTGAAGAGTAGGTTACTCCATCATAAAACTGAAAGGTTTGCATTTGATCCACGACGTAGAGAACTATATGTTTTTAATTTAACACCAACTGGTAATATTGTAGGGTTTCAAACAAGAGCATTAGGTGCTGATAATGTTGGCCCTAAATATAAGACTTGGAACATCGAAAGGATATATGATAGATTAAAAAGACCACTAGAAGTAGATGAAGAAGAGTTAGACAACTTAAATAAAATATCAATGTTATTCGGTATTTTAAATGTAGATATGTCTAGAGATTTTTCTATCTTTGAAGGTCCAATCGATGCAATGTTTATGAATAACTCAATCGGTTTAACTGGAGTTAAGAAGCAGATAATTGAATTTAACGAAATACCTACAGCAAGATATTTCTTTGATAACGATATGGAGGGTAAAACTCGAATGATAGAGAAATTAAAAGGTGGTCAAACTGTATTTATGTGGGAAAAGTTTTTAAAGGACTTTGATATCCCAAAAAGAAAAGTAAAAGATTTAAATGATCTAGTGAAATATGAATTTGCTAATCGAACCGGTTGTTTAGGTGACCTAGATAAATATTTTACAAATAACTCATTAGATATTATTTTTATATAATGAGTATACAAAAATATAATAATTTCGTGAGCGAAGAACTAGATGATTTTTATAAAGATGCAGAAGAGGATGGTAAAAAACTTAGGTTATTTTCTAAATTTAGTAAATCAGTATTAGGAGAAGTTAAAACTAAGTTCTCAATACCTGAACCTAAAAAGAAGTTTCAACCCAAAGTAAAGAGCTACAAGAAGATTAATAATGATAAAGGTATATTCTAATGGAGTACAATGATACATCAACAGGTGAGGCTAATGAGGTTCTAGCAACTAGATTAGCTACTGACCGATCTAACTGGAAAGAAAAGATAACTAACCTTGTTGGTTTGTTAAAAGAAATGAGCAACTTGGCTGAATGTCAAGTACTTATGTTATCTTACAGGCAAATCTTGTTAGATAAAATTACAGATTTTAAAACGACTAAACATAAAAGGCAAGCAGCATATGATCGCTATTATAAAATTAAATATCGGGAGTATTCATTAGAATATGATATTAAATTAACAAGCGGCGAAAAGGTTGCTTTCATCAAAGCTGATTTGAGTCATTTAAGAACTCAGATGGAAATGCTACAATCCCACATGGACTATTACCAAGAATGTATAAAGACTTGCGATAATCTAGCATTCGCTATTCGTAACAGAATAAACCTGGACGATAAAGAATATTAATTAATGGAACTATCCCTATCAGAAAATAAAAAGTTTTTGGTCATCGATGCATGTACTGAATTAGAGTACGAGCAGTTGAAGAGCAGTTTAACTAAAAAGATTGAAGGGTGGAGATTTCATCCTTTAGTTAAAAAGAAAGTATGGGACGGTAACGTCTCCTTTGTAAAAAGAAATAAAATACCAGCTGGTTTATGGAAAGAGATATTAGATATCTGTAAAGATTATGATTTCCAATGTTCTTTAAATGGTATCACTGATATTTTTGATACTGACATCAACGAAGAATCATTTAGGTTATGGGTAACAAGTATTTTTGAAAAACACCCTAATTTCAAACCTAGAGAATATCAAATAGATGCAGCATTTAAAATATTAAAATATAGAAGGTGTTTAGCTGAGCTTGCAACATCTGCAGGTAAAACTCTAATATCCTTTATGGTAGTTGCATATATGATGGATAAGTTAGGAAAGAAAAAAATCTTAATGATTGTTCCTAATGTAAATTTAGTATTACAAGCTACTGGTGATTTCGATGAATATAACAGGTGTGGCGTTCCATTAAAGACTCAGCAAGTATATGCAGGTGCAGAGATTAGAAAAAGTTCTAACTTAGTAATAGGTACATACCAATCGCTAGTTAAAAAAGATGAGGAATACTTTAGTCAATTTGATGCTGTGTTTGTCGATGAAACTCATAAAGCAAAAGCTGCATCTATTCAAAAGATAATGGATAAATGTTGGCACTGTGATTTTAGGTTTGGTTTAAGTGGAACAATACCTAAGAAAGGAACTGTTAATAGACTAAGCTTAATGTCGGCAATGGGACCTTTGGTTACTCAAGTAAAGGCAAGCCAATTACAACAGCAAGGATTTATTGCTTCATGTAAAGTTATGCAGCTCCACATGGATTATGCAACTGATGCTCAGAAAGAATCATTCTCGTTTCTTTCAAAGAACCCACAAGATAGACAGAAATTATTTGGATTAGAACAAAACTTTATTAATCAAAGTGAAAAAAGATTAGATTTTGTTTGCCAAGTAATTAAAAAATCAACATCAAATTCATTAGTACTATTTCATAAAATAGCATACGGCGAAAAGGTGTATCAAAAACTAAGACAAATAACTGACAAGAAAGTTTACTATGTAGATGGTTCAGTTAATGTAGATATAAGAGAAGAGTTTAAAGCCAGGATGGAAAAAAACGATGATGTTATTATTGTAGCATCATATGGAACATTCTCAACCGGTATATCTATAAAAAATATACATAACATATTCTTCACTGAAAGTTTTAAATCAGAAGTGATCATTAGACAAAGTATAGGTAGGGGATTAAGAAAACATGAATCAAAGGATGTAGTGAAAATCTATGACTTTATTGATGATTTTAGATATAAAGCCGAGGAACATGACTGGGTTAATTACGTTTATAGACATGGTATTGCTAGGCGAACAATATATAAAGAAGAAAAGTTTCCGTTTGATGTACAAAACATCAGATTCTAATATAGAATATCTTTTAAGTAAGACATGGATATATAAAAAAAATAAAACAACTAACATGAAATCAGTCAAAAAGTTTTCTGCAATGTCTGCTAAGGATCAACCGATCACAGAATCTGCAAAAGTAAGCCAAGAAGCTGTCGAAGAATTGATCAAAAAGATTGGTTTTAACAGTATAGATGAATTAAAGAAAGAGAAAGATCTTCTTTCTAAACTAGAAGCACTATCCAAAAGCTTTGCTAATAAAGATGATATATCTGAAGAAGAGATCGAAGAAGATCGTACAGAAGATATTGAAGATGAAGTAAATGCAAAAGGTAAACCTAAATCTGCTGAAGGCGAAGGTGATGCTAAACAGGGCGATGAAGAAGTCGTAGCTGCTGAAGAGGTAGAAGAAGTAGAGGAAGATGCTACTGAAGAAGAAATAGTATCTGACGAAGAAGCTGTTCCTGCTGAAGAAGAAGTAGAAGATGAAACTGAAGTAGAAGTACCAGTCGCAGATGAAGAAGTTGAAACACCTAAAGCTACAAAAAGAATTATGGCTTTTGAAGATTTCATTAAAGAAAAAGAAGAAACTATTAATAAGAACGTTAATTATCGTGATGATAATGAAGAAGAAGAAGACTATGCTGTTCCTGTTGCTGCTTCTGCTGATCCCCTTTCAGAGTCCGATGAGTCAAAAGGAAAGGACGATGAAAAAGATGGTGATGAGTTAGAAGACAAAGGAGATAAGAAAGTTGATTCTGAGGATGATAAAGAAAAAGCAGACCATTATAAAGGAGCTGTTAAATCTGATGATGCTCAAATCAAATCTTTAAAGAAAGATGCTAAGTTTGATAAAGAGGAAGAGGAAGATGCTGAAAAGAATGAATCTGCTATTATGTCTTTTTCTAATTTTGTAAATGAAGCCTATGACAAAGTTGTTTGGGGTGGAAATAAAGGTGATGATTCTGAGTCTGAAGAAGATGAAGAAGATTATGAAGATGATGATAAAACTGATGAAGGTTTTGATGAAGTAACACTTGGTGGAAATAAAGGTGATAAATCTAAAACCAAAAAAGGTGAAGAAGATTATGAAGATGAGGTTGATGAAGATCGCGCCGAGGATATCGAAGATGAAGTAAACGCAAAGGGTAAACCTAAAGCAGTTAAAGAAGCTAAACAACAAAGTAACTTATTAGATTGGTTTAATGATTTAACTGATAAGGATCTAAAATCAAAAGGATCATTTTTGAAACTCGGTAAATCTGCTGGGTATGATAAAAAAGATTTAGAGACTATTATATCTGATTTTGAACAAGGTGATGAGAGTTATATTCAGTGGGCTAAAGACGTGCATGTTAAAGAAGGTGTTGCTGAAGTAATTGCTAAAGTTGAAAAAGCTGAAGTAAAAGATCAAGTAGCTGGAGCTGACGGTATTGCTATTCCAACAATTAAAGGTGATGGTTCAGAAACTGCAGCTGGTATTGCTGGTGATATAATGAATAAGGGTAAAGTTAAAAACTTATCTGCATTAGCTGGTAAATTAGTTACAACAGATCAAAAGGTTACTGAAGTAATTCCTGATGAGGCAAACGATGTATCTGAAGATGGCATTGAAATTCCATTAGTAAAAGAAGCTAAGATTAATGAGGAAGATATTACTTCTGATGATCAATTCAAAGAATACGCAACTGCAGTGTTGAAAAAAGCATTCGGTGATGATTATGATGAAGCTAAAGCAACTGAAGTAATTGACGGTTTAATTTCTAAACATGATGGAGACTATGGTGCAATGGTTGGAGCTTTACAATCTACTATGGGATCATAATAAAACTAAACTAAAGATATGAATAATATAAAAAAGTTTGCAGAATTTGTAAATGAATCAATTAATGAAGCCGAATTACCATCTTGGGTTCAGAGCGGTCCTTACAACACTCTTTCTACCGTTTTACGCGATGGGGATGGTTATGATGATAATGGGAAAGAATTAACACTGGCTGATGTTAATAAAAATTATAAACCAGCTTTAAAATATCTAGGAGTAAGATCTGTTGCTGATATGGTAATGGTTGCATCTACTAATGATGATGCAAAATTTGACCCTAAAGATAAAAAAGCTGACTTACTTGGAAATGATAATAGTATCTCCGGGCAACGTGCAACAGGAATGTGGCCAGCCCCATATACAGCAGCATATAAAGGAATGCTAGGAGATGTAAAAGTGATTATTGTTGCTGATGAAGGTGGTGAAGGTAGATATGCATATGCTGCAGGTGATTCTAAAGGAAACCTTAAATAATTTCTAAAGTAAAATATAAACTAAAGTAAAATATAAACTAAATGAAACATATAAAACTGTTTGAACAATGGCTGACTGACAAAAGTCAGCCATTGTTGTTAGAAGGTGGAGCTGCTGGTCATATGAAGCATCCATTTGATAATAAGAACTTAACATTTAGAGACTTTAAAAATCTCATTAATTCTGGTTTAAGTGGTGAATTGAATTTCGAGGAAGCACCTACAGAAAAAACAGATGGCCAAAACTTATTTGCTACAATACAAGACGGTGAAGTTAAATTCGCAAGAAATCAAGGTGAAATGAGATCACCTTTAGATTTACAAGGAATTAATCAAAAGTTTGACGGTCATGCTAGTAAATTAGTGCAGGATACTTTTCAGTTTGCCGCCGCTGATTTAGCAAACTTATTAATAAAGCTTCCAGTTAAAACACAGGATGAAGTATTTGATAATGGTAAGAACTTCATGAATATGGAATTAATATACTCAAAGAATCCTAATGTTATCCATTATGATATTGATGTTATACAATTTCATGGTATTAAAAAGACAGACGGTGATGGTAAAATTATTGGAGATGATCCATCTGCTGCTAAAAAAATAGCCGGAGTTCTTAAGAAGCTTAAATCGGATATCGGTAAAACTTTTACGATAATCCCTCCAAAGGTTCTAGCATTAAGAAAGGATATTAACTTTGATGAAAATGTAGCTAAATTTATTAAAAAGGTTGAAGACTTGAAGAATGTATATAATTTATCAGACGACGATGAGGTTTCAAAATATCACGAAATGTGGTGGAGAGATCAAATCGAAGCAAACTTCCCTGAACTATCACAACAGCAAAAAGAAGGTTTATTATTAAGATGGGCATATGCTGATAAAAAGACACTTAATCTAAGATCTCTTGATAAAGATCTAGGTAAAGAAAAGGCAGCAATCATTAAGAAGTTTGATAAAGAAGATGTTAAAAAGAAACAAAAAGAAAACATTAGACCGTTTGAAGATCTGTTCTTAGAGTTAGGGAGTGTTATATTAAAGAATGCAAGTAACTTCGTAGCAGCTAATCCTACTAAAGAAATGCAAAGACTTCACAAGCAAATCAAAGCAGCAGCAGAAGGTATTAAAAAGAGTGGTAGTTTAGACCAGATTGAAAAGGTAACTAAAGAACTTGAAAGATTAGATAGGATTGGTGGAGTAGAATCAATCATACCAACAGAAGGTCTTGTATTTAAGTACAAAGGTACTACTTATAAATTAACTGGAACTTTTGCTGCAATTAATCAGTTGATGGGTATTATGAGGTACGGTAGATAGTTTTAAGATTGTTAATAACTTTCCAAAACAAAACAAGAGTTTATAGTACGAAACTAAACAAAATTGATTATATTTATAATATAATAAAAATACAAAAGATATGAAACATATGCATAGCTACGATTCTCTAAATGAATCAAACGAATTGGAAACAATCAAAAAACAAGTTTTGGATTTTGCTGAAAAGAAAGGTAAATCTAAATGGGGAGACTTGCAGAAATTTATTTTAACTTTAAAAGGTTTAGATCCAGATGACAGAGATAATCGTGGTCAGTTTTCATCTTATTTTTCAGGCGGTTCTTCATGGAGAAAAAACACAATGAAACAAGGTGATCATGGTAGAAATGCAAATTCTGCTGGATTATTAATGAGACCGACTAAAAAAGATCCTAGGTACTTAGAAAAAGATGGTAAAGATTATACTGTTAAAGTATGGGATGGTAAATCTAAATTAGACTAATATGAAAAACTTTAATGAATTTATAACTGAGGCTATTAAATACAAAGATCGAAGTGGTAAAGGCTTTAGCATCAAGGGAATTGATTTTGTTTATACTGAACAGGGTGGTAAATTTTATGGAACATCTTTATATGATGTTGCTAAAACTGCAAATGTTAGTAAAAAATCTAAAATTAGTTTAGATGCAACTAATGAATTATTAAAGTCTATTGGTATCAAAGATGAAGTACCAAGTAGATACGAAACGGATGAACTTGATAAGATTTGTAAACAACTAAAGAAAAAGGGTATAGTATGTGACTACGGTGACCACATGGACATATCATAATGCTAATGTAATAATATATTAAAATCACGTTAAGTGTATTAAAGGTGAGTTAAATGTCTCACCTTTTTTGTTCTTAAACAATCAAATATATAAAAGGTATAACTAAAAACTAATAATGAAAGAGTTAACAAACATATATAAAGAAACCGGGCAGCAATTCATAGATGATCTATTTAAAGATTACTTATTGGTGACTGAGAAATTATCAGGATCGTCATTCTCGTTTGAGAGACATGGCGATGAACTACGATTTTTTAAAGGTAGCAATAAGCAACCAATCAATTTAGTGGACAGGACACTAATGATGTATTATGAACAAGCAATTCAATACATTCTAAATAAAACCGAAGGTCATATAAAAGACTTGCCAGAATATTGGAGATTCTGTTTCCAATATTTTGTTAACAACCAGCCTGGTGCAATCAAGTATGATAACTTACCAACTAATAATTTATTACTTACACATATACAAGTAAGAAACCCAAAGGGAAAGATTGCCAAAGTAATCGAAGATCCTAGGGTACTTAGAGATTGGTCCTCTGCTTTTGACGTAACTCCACTTATTCCAATTTTTAGTGGTTATTTAAAAGAAGCACAAAAGAAAAAGATTAGAGAATTCCTTGAAACACCAAAGGAAGATCAGTTAGAGGTATTTGGAACTAGTTCATTTGCTAAATATCTAATTGATGCATTAAATCCAACGATCAAACAAACAACGCTACAAAACGATTTAGACAAACCGATAGATTCTATAATCTTTAAGTTTTTTAAACAAGGCACTAATCAAATATTTACTGCAAAAATGATTGATCCTTATACACAAGGATTAATGAAAGATAAAGAACCTATTGATTTAAGAAGAGCTCCTGCTGATATTAATGAAATCTTATTATTAGATATCTTAGCATTCGTCGAAGAGCGAGGATTGCGTGGCGGTGAACTATTGACATCAGTACCTGAAGAAAGATACTTAGAATTAATGTCAAATCTGTTTAATGATTATATAGCCAAGAGAGGTGTTGATCTTCAAAAATTAGATATTGAAAAGGCAAAGTTTGCAAAAGGCCCAGAGTTTAATTTAAATTTAGACTTAATTAAAAATAATAGAACCAGGGAAATATTACAAAAATCTGAATCTTTACAAAACTTATATAAAATAATGGTTGGATCTTTAAGGAAGAAAAGAAATCCTGAGAGAGTAGGTTCGATCATGACAAAATCAGTAGTAGAAGATTTTAACAAGATGGTTGATAAAATCACAGATGCAATTAATAAAGAAACTGATGGTGAATTCAAAACATTCGGGGATTACTTAAATACTAAAGTTACAGAGACTATAAACTACAAAGATTTAGAGGAACTTGTAGTAGAAGAAAAAGTTCTTAATTATAATAACTTTATTCATTTAGGTAAGATTGATATTAATGAAGACAATATAAATGAAGCAAAGAAAATTACAAAGGGTGATGTTGAGAAGTTTTGGATAAAGGCATATAAGCAATATACTACCAAGATGAAAATGATAACTGATTTTGTTAAAGTTTCAAATAGAACTGGCGATCATGGTGAAGTACTTAGGGGTAACTTTGGTCCTAATGATGGGACAGCAGAAGCTGCTATCGAAAAATTTCTTATATCAAATGTAGTAGGTTTAAAGAAAAGATCGTTTAAGATCGAAGAATTACCAGTTGGTTATCTTTCTAGTGATTATGCTGCATATAAAATAATTATACAAAAAGCAACTGATAATAAACTAAGACAATCTTACGGCATTAGTGATTTCTTTATTATAACAAATCGTTATAAGATCTCTAAGAAAACCGGGGAAGCTGCTATTGTAGGTAAGAAAGATTTAACACCAGCTAAATTAGGTATGGGTAATACTAACTATAAAAATTGGGCAAGTTTACTTTCACCTGTAGAAAAATTCTTGAATGATTCACACTATCCAGAAAATTATAAAAACTTTATGCTCGAGGCGGCTAAAGAAATTAGTAGTAATACTAAAAATGCTGGTAAATTTGAAGATTTTACTGAATATGCAAACGCACCAGTTCACACTATAACATACCCTATTACAAAATCTTTATTTGATGGTATTGATCAATTATCAATTCAGAATATCAGAAATGACTACGGTGAAGTTTTAGGTGGCTTTATGCTACTTAACATACTAAGAAACCCTGGTGATGGTGTAAGCTATCCACCAGGTGAAAGTGAACCTTTAGTAGATTTCTATTTTGATACATACAGTATATCATCAAAGGGTGGTAAAAAAGGCGGTACACCAACTGGCGATACTATCATACAAAGAATCTATAAAATGGCTAATGACAAAAAACGAGTACCAGGCCCATTGAGTTTTGAAACTGCAGGTGAGCAGGATTTTTATAATAATGTAATAGATACTTGGGTTAATCCTATGAAGTTAGCACGAAGTAAGATTTATGGCAGGATTATGTCTCTATGCAGTGTAAACCTTAATGATCATAACAAATCTGCATACTGGTATCTTTTGAAAGAAGCAGAGCTACAGCCTAGCAATGCAACACAAGATGCAGTTGAAGAATTCTTAGACAATTTATATACTGATAAAGCTGAATTTACTAAGTTCTTACGTACCTTTTGGGAAAAATCAACTTATGAATGGAATGAGGCAAAATTAAAAACAAACGTTGATGGTTTTGAAAAGTTCAAAGGCAACCACAAATTAGGTGTTGTGTTTTATCCATTAATGGTTGAGTTAACTCATGCTCTTAACCAAAAGTATACTAAAGAATTAACAAAGTATTCACAGATAGTTACAGATGTCAAGCAATTGTATTTAGATGTAAAGACTAAGAATGGTAATTTTGAATTTAAAACAGTACCCTTTAGCACAGCAGATTTTGTGTTTGAGCAAAAAGCTAGTATACCAATGCCATTTAATGCTAATATGGGAATTGCAATACAAAAGTAAATATATAGATTATAAATGGACAACTTAAAAGACATAAACAATTTCTTAACAGAAAAGAAAGTAACAGTTAAAAGACGGTATACTGAATCTCACCCTGCAAAAAATGTATCAACATCTGCAAGAATAAGATCTAGTATAATAGAAGCTATAGCTGATGGTCATATTACTGAAGACGAAATGGCTAAAATATTAACAGAGCTTAAAGCTCATAAGAGATGGTTAAATAGAAACAAAACTTTGTTTAACATAAGCGAAGATCAAGAAGGGGTAAAAACATTTTCATTATCACCATACGGACAAAGAGTTATGAATGCAACAAAGACAACTATCATCAATGAAGCTTTATCAGTTCCTCATAAAGAACAAGGTAAAAAACCAGTAAACATGTTTGTTGGTAGATTTCAACCTTTTACATTAGGTCATGTTAAGGTATTTGAAAAAATGCATAAAGAAAACGGTTTGCCTGTTGTGGTTTATATGGTGAGAGGTAGAAAGCCTGATCCAGAGAAAAGACCATTTGATGAAGATACACAACAAGCAATGTTTGCTAAAATGAAAAAGCAATATCCATTTTTAGAAGCAAGTTTCGTAGTTCCTAATGGAGCAATTGATACAATGTTTGCAGCAGCAAGACCAGCATATGAACCAATGATGTGGGGATTTGGTACTGATAGAAAAAAAGATTATGGTAATATGATTGATAAGCAAGCATACCGAGATCAACTTGGAGTTCATCCAGATTTTAAAGGTTTTGAAATTCCTAGAACAGGTGAAAACATCTCAGCATCTAAAGTAAGAAATGCTCTTAAGATAGATGATGAAAAAACATTCAAACAACTAACACCGAAAAGTATACACAGTTTTTATAAAGCTTTGCAAAATACTCTAAGTCCAATAAAAGAAAATAACAATATTATGAAAAATTTAAAATCAATTAATGAATTCTGTATAAACGAATCAGTAATTAATGAAAACGACGCTAAGACAATAGTTAAAGCGTTTATGAAAGCTTATAATAAGGGAGACGAAGTTACTACCGATGATTGGAACCAATTCATATATG